ATAAACCCATGACATACCCTGTCATGCCGGGGCTGCGGACCATCAATCCGGCGATGCCACCAACCGTTGACGAATTTCGGAAGGTCTTTCCGGAATTCGCCGACGTGTCGGATGAGCAGGTCCAGTTCTATCTTGATCAGGGCATGCTGTGGATTGACACCTACTGGGAGCCAATCGACGCCAAGCTCGGTGCGATGTATGCGGCTGCGCATTTTCTCACCATGCAGAACATCGCCTCCGGCGGTGTGATCATCAACGAGGGCGGCTCGGACAGTGGAGGCTCTACGCCGTCCGATCCCGAGGTCGGAAAAATCTGGGTCAAGACCGTTCGCTTCCGCGACCGCATGGTCTCCTATGAGCGCGTCGGCACCGGCAACGAGAAAACCCAGAGCGGCAACACGGCAACGACGGCGTCGGACGATTACTGGCAGGCGACGCTCTACGGCCAGATGTATCTGTCCTATCGCAGGCGCAACGTTCCTCATGTGGCGGTGGTTTAGATGGAATACTCGATGACGGTGAAGCGGCTGCGCATGCAGGCAGTGCTCTACTCGATTGACGGCGGCAACGGCAACGGTGCCATCCAGCTGCGTGACGCCAACCGGGTCATCCTGTGCACCTTGCTAATGACCAAGCCGAGCTTCTATCTGGTTGGAGCCGATCTGCATCTGGCATCGCCAGCAACCTCATTCGTCACCGTCGGCGGCAATGCCGCCATCGGCACCATCATTGACGGCTCCGGCAACATCATCATCGACGAGATGACGGTCGGCATCGACGTGACGGCGGACCAAATCCACGATTTCGAGATCGTACTCGACGACACCGCACTTGAGGTCGGCAAGCAGGTCACCATCGTCACCGCGACGCTTTCCCATGGCTAAGGTCACCACCGATCTCATCCCGGTTGACGACGAGGTTGATCGCGCATTCGGCGAGCCGGTGGTGCTGAAGCCGATGACGGTGCAGAGCGGCGGCTATCGCGCGGCCGTGCCTGACCCGACGCGGCAACAGATGATTGCGCGCGGCATCTACGACCAGTCGCGCGGCGCCGTCGAAGGCTTCGGTTCGTCCGGCTCGATCTCGCGTCAGGCCACGGTGGACACGACACTGTCAATCAGGTTCGAGCCGGTCGAGGCGTGCGAATTGAAAAAGGGTGACCGGGTGTTCTTTCCCGAGCGTAATGAGACCTATGACGTGACGTTCATCCATGCCGATCCCGGCGGGCGCCCTGACGTGCACTTGGTGAAGGTGTTGGACGAATGAGCATTGTGCGGATGATCACCCGGCTGACGGCGGTTGCTGCATTGCGTGGCAAGACGTGGGCCGATGACAGGGTGTTCGACTCCGACAATACGCCGCTGTCCCAAGCCTTGGTGCAGAACGAGGCGGCCAAGCCCTACATCGTGGTGTTCACCGATGCCGACAACCGCATCGAGGTCGAGGCCACCGATGTCTACGGCACGCGCCGCGAGATGACGCTGGTGCTGGAGATCGGCGTCGCCTCCAAGATCGAGGGCACCACCGGCGACGCCCAGATCAAGACGCCGCTGACCGATGAGGGAATGGAGATCGCGCTCGACATGGTCGAGGATCAGGCGCTGGCAGCGCTGTTCGGCGATCCGCAGTCGGACTGGGCCGAGCTACTGAAAAGCATCGTGATCAAGGTTGATCGCATCTCCGGCCAGCGCGGCGCCTCGGCTGAACGCGGCCAGCGCTGGGCGGCACGGCAGCTGTCGTTTGTCTGCGATACGGTGTCGGACCTGCCGCCCGGCGTGGCGGTGCCGCACGACCACCCGATAGAGAGGTTCATTCAGGTGTCCAAGGATAACCCGGAGGCTGGCATGGAGCACGCCGGTGAGATTTGCCAAGCACTGGTCAACCGCGAGGAAGCCCCTGAGTGGGAGCGTGTGCAGGCTCTACTCGGTGTGCGCCGACAGGGCTTGCAGGCTATCGGGCTGGCGCCGCTCCCGGCCTCGATCCCGGCGACGGTGTCGATGCACGGCGACGACCTGACTGACAAGAGAGGCGAGGCGCCGATCCTGCGCGAGATCGGCTACGACGATATCCAGATGGAGCAGGACGAACTAGCCGGGCTGATCGACCTGCGCACCATCCGCACCAACGTGCTGGAAGCCAAGCCGAAAGAGAAAAAAGACAAGGTCGAGATGGATGACTGATGCCACTCAAGATCGGGATCGACACCAGAAGCCTCGTTGAGTTCACCAAGCAGATCGAGAAAGCGGGTGGCAAGAACAACACCCAGCTGGCGGTCGGTCTCAACGAGATCGGCGACAACCTCGTGTCGCTGGTGGCGAGCGACCTGACCAAGAAGACCGGACTGTCGCTGGAGGAAGTGCGCGGCATGATGAAGGTAAGCCGGGCCAACCGCAGCAAGCTGCACTACGACGTGACGGTGAAAAAGGATTTGCTCGACCCGCCGAAGGGACAACAGCTGGAGGCCAAGCGGGAAGATCGCGACTTCGGAAAAAGACGACCCGGTCAATTGGTGATCGTGGTGACGCAGAAGGACGATCTGGTTTGCATGGATTGTCAGGAACTGGAAGCGGCGGGACCGATGCCGGTGGAGATAGCCAACGAGCATATTCCGAGGCACCCGCATTGCCGGTGCGTGATCCTGCCCTATGTGCAGAAGGGCAAGCGCCTGCCGGTGACGATGACATCGACCACAGGAACGTCATCAAAGGCACGTAGCCAGACCAAGACCTCCCCAATGGAGGAAGACTTGACCCTGCGACAGCTGGCGCAGGATGTCATCAACCGCACGGCCAGCAAGGTTCGTTTAGAGCTACTCAAGTAAACCCCAAAGGAGAATCAAGATGGCTGAAAAAGGATTTCTAGCGCTCATCATTCCGATGCAATCGGATGCCCGTCCGGACAACACGTTGCCGGGCGCAGGCAGTGAAGGCGGCGCGCGTCCTGATAACACGCTGCCGGGTGGTCAAGGTGGCCGTCCGGACCAGACCCTGCCCGGCGATCTTCCGCATCCCGAGCATCCGATCTATTGGCCGTTGCCTCCGGGCGCCCCGGTCGATCCCGATTACGGCATCCCGATTGACGGGCCGTATCCCGATCAAGGTCTACCGGGTGAGCAACCGCGTCCCGATCAGGGCTTGCCGGGTTCACAGCCGCGTCCGGATCAGGGCCTGCCCGGTTCGCAGCCGAGGCCGGACCAAGGACTGCCCGCCTTCCCAAGTCATCCTATCGTGCTCCCTCCGGGCACTGGCGGATGGCTGCCGGTCTACATCGACAACACCCTGCCCGGCGATCAACCGCGACCGGATCAAGGTCTGCCCGGTTCGCAGCCGCATCCTGATCAGGGACTGCCGGGTGAACAGCCGAAGCCCGATCAGGGTCTGCCGCCCTTCCCGTCACACCCGATTGTGCTGCCGCCGGATGGTGAGGTGCCTCCGAGTTGGGGTATCTCCGGCACGATCAAGTTCAAGGCGATCTGGACTCCCGATAACGGCTGGCAAACCATCGCCGTGGTGATTCCGGGGACGGATGGCGAAGGCCGCCCGGTCCCGACGCCTTCCAAGCGTCGTAAGTAAACCTCTCTAAAACCCGACAACAACTGCAACAGGCGGGGCGGTGCACGATGTGCACCGTCCCCCGAGGGCTCCCGCATGAGTGACGACTATGACCTAGTGATTGGACAGATTGCCGATCTCCGGCGCCAGATGGCCGAGACCTTTCAGACGGGCACGGTCAAGGAGGTCAAGGGCAACAAGATGCGCATGGTGCTCGGCAAGGACGAGGACGGCGAAGAAATCCTGTCGCCGTGGCTCAACACCAACAACCATCGCGGCGGCGCCACCGAGGCGCGCTACTACAAGAAGGGCCAGACGCTCAGCCTGATCGCGCCGAATGGCGATGTCGGTCAGGGCATGATCTCGCCTTACGCACCCAACAAGGACTTCCCCCGCCCCGAGCACGCCAACGAGTCCTCAGAGGGCGAGGAGAGCTATCAACTCGAAGACTATCGCGGCAAGCAGACCAAGGAAGGCTACGACAACTGGCTGCAGGAGGACGATAGCAAGAAGCAAGGCGGTGGCGGCCAAGGCGGTGGCGGTGGCCAGAAGAAGGACAGCAAGGGCCACACCGGCGGCGACAAGGCCACCATCAAGGCCCGGATGAATAAGGACGGCGGGCACACGCTGCGCGTCGGCAAGGATGTTCGACTGGCTGCGAACAAGGAAGGCGCCAAGCTGCGCGCTGGCTCCGACTTCGTTGTTGTCAAGAAGGGCAAGATCATTTTCAGCCAGCCGCCCGAGCTTGGCGCGGACCCGCTCAAGAACGACGACAAGTAAACCCCAACAGGAGAGACGATATGGCAAGGCAAAAGCACCTCGTGCTGACGAAATTCTATGTCTATGACCCGGCGGTGAATGTCGGAGACGAACTCGGCCGCCTGCGGGTTCGCGAGGACGAAGACAACGATAACGGAAAGTACATTCTCGCCTCGCCGATGCAGGTCCAGTACTGGATTGATCAGGGCCTGCTCGGCACTGATCCGATCTCGAAGCTCGGCGAATCCAGCAAGGCGCTGCTCAAGCAAATCACGCGCGGGCGCAGCGAGGACGAAGAGCCGGGGCGGTTGCCGCGATACTCGAAGCAGATGCAGTCAGGCGAGCCGCAGTTTGCGGGCTCCATGGCGGCGATGCGCAGGAAGAAGGCTATGGCTGCCAAGAGCAAACACGGCAGCAAGGACCCGCAGACCAAGGCCAAGAACGAGCGCGACATCAGGACCGGGCAGCCGAAGGACGCCAAGAAGCCCGGCGAGACCGTACCTGCGGAGAAACCCGTCGTAGCGCCCGTTCAGTAGCATGGACACCAACCTCTACGACCCAACACTGGACATGTGGCCGGATTTGAAAAACGGCCGCATCGTCCTGTCGCCGGTGCGTATCGGAATGGACCGATACACCGGCAAGGTTCTGACGGGGTGGGATCACGTCATCCAAAGCATGCTGCTGATCTTCTCGACGCGCTACCACGAGCGCGTGCTGCGCAGGTGGTGCGGCTCGTTCGTGCCGCATCTGATCGGCGAGAACGCCACGCAGAACACCATCGCTCGGTTTTACTGGGCGATAGCTACCGGCCTTGATTTGTGGGAGCCAAACTATCGCATCCAGCGGGTGCGGGTGGCCAAGCGCAATGACGGCTCGATCATGACCTCGCCGGAAGAATTGCGAGGCAGCGGCCATCTCACCACCGGGATGGACGGCGTCTACCGGCCGCGCGGTCACCTCGGCAATTCTTCGCCCGAGGTGCGGCGAGCAGTCGGTCTGGTTTCACGAGGTTTCAACATCTGGGAGCGGCAGCCGGGTCTGGTCGCGGGCGCGCCTGCGTTCGGTCAGGGCGTCACACCAGCCATTCCTCCGGGGAGCATTTTATGAGCGACACCAGCGATCTCTCGGGCAGCGTCGGCGGACAGTCTCTGGCTGACCGGCTGAGCGAGCGCATCTCGATCCTCGTGCCAGCCAACCTGCAGCCGATGATCGTGCTGGAGAAGCTCGACGTTGAGACCACGCTGGAGGCGCGGATGGCGCGACTCAAGCAGCTATGGGCCAGCTACGATCCGCCATCGGCGGCGCAGTACGATGTCGAGAACCTTGAATTTGATCCGATCAAGATCAACCAAGAGGTCTGCAGCTATTTCGAATTGTTGCTGCGTGACCGCGTCAATCAGGCGGCAAGATCGGTCACCTTGGCCTATGCCATCGGCACCGATCTCGATGCCATCGCGTCACGTTATCCCGGTGGCGTGCCGCGACTGGAGGGCGAAAGCGATGACCGCTACCGTCGGCGGATATGGCTCTCGCCCAACACGCTGTCACCCCACGGCACCGCCGAGGCTTATGAATACTGGGCGCTGACCGCGCTGCCGGAATTGCGCGATGTCACCGCGATCCGCTCGGTGCAGCATGATTACTATCCGACGATCCTGATCACCTGCCTGCTGCAGCCGCCCAACTCTCCATCGCCGAGCGATGAGCAGCTGGTGCGGATACGCGCCTACATCCAGTCCGAAGCCCGCATGGGACTGACCGACGTGATTTCGGTCAACCCGCCCAAGATCAGGGACATCAACTACAATGTTGCGCTGTGGCTCTATCCCGGCACGATGCCTGAACCGGCGCTGATCCAGATCAAGGAGAACCTGACCAAGCTGGCCGAGAACCAGTACTGGCTCGGGCACGATCATTCGCTGATGGCGATCAACGCAGCCTGCGCGCTCTCCGGCGTGCACCACATCGAGGTGGTCGAGCCTACAGAAGATATCTTCGTGCCGCTCGACTGGATCGTGCGGGTTAACAGCATCACCGTGACCCTCGCGGGTCGCATGCTATGAACGACATCGTCACCGAAGGCATCATCAAGGCGCCCGGTGCCAAGCTACTTTATCGCGCGGCGTCCGGCCTTGAGAAGGCGATGGCTGACGTTGATGGTGAGCGACTGATCGGCACCTATGCCGAGATCATCATCGACCAGTGGGACCCCTACAAGATTTCTTACAACAACCTGCCCTATCTGGCCTACGCGCAAGGCGCGCTGTTGTGGGAGGAAGGATGGTCTGAGAGTACGCAGCGTGAATGGACGGCGAGGCAATTCGAGTACAAAGCCCTGCGTGGTACGCTCGATGGTATTGAAATGGCGCTGGATTTTTCTGGTCGCGATTTCACTGGCGGTTACGACGTTGTGCAAGCGCTGCGCCCGCCGCAGTCTTTCTATGCTTCGCCGTCGCTGAGCAAGGAGAATTACGACTTCTGGATTCACATGATGCCGGAACTGCGGATCACCTTCTATGAGGGTGTCGGCTGGGATGGTGTCGATGTGCTGTATTCAGACCACGGCGGTGTCAACGACTTCGTTGGTTTGGATGACGGTCCGGCGCTGCATGGCCGCAAGGCGTTCCTGCGCATCAAGGGCAAGGACATCCCGCTGCAAATCTACACCTTCACCAAGGTCATCAACAATGTGGTCTCGGTGGATTATGAGCGGGTGGCGATCCCCGGACTGGCGGGCCCGGCCTTCATGCAGGGCGACTTCGTCAACGACGATGAATATGTCTGCGCCGAAACCGTGGTGCCGCAGCTGGTCACCGTTCGCATTGATGGCTCCTATAGTCACGAAGAGTCGCTGCTGCATCTAGACACCGTGCTGCCCGGTCTCGATCCCATCGACGTTCGCTATGAGCGCAACTCGGATGTCGGCTGGGGCAACAGCTTTTTCTTTGTTGGGGATTGGAGCGACTACCGTAACGAGTACACGCCGCCACCTGAGCCCAACCCGCTGATCTACACGCCGACGCCGCCGTACAACACGATCCCACAACCGCCGCCACCGCCGCCGGTGGTGTTCTACGCCGACGCCGGACACGACGCGCCGCGCATGCTGGCGGACCGGGTGTTCCTCTACGACCCCGATATCGTTGGGATGCTGACCGGCGGCATCTCGTTCGTCGGTGTCGATTACGTATCGTGGCCTGCCTATACCGCAGACCTGATGATCGACCTCCACACCAGCGATGATGTCTATTCGTGGTTCGGTGACGAGGCCTTTGTTCACGATGACAATTACTTCGCCTCCACGGTGCAGCTGCAAGACTTCGACCGCGCCTGTCGCGCCGTCATCGTTTCGCAGGCTATGCGTGACCGCGTTCGCACCGCCTACGACCCAACGCGCTTGATTGAACTGAGAGAGCGCGCCTTCACCGAAACCACAGTTGATCAGCAAGTCACGAACTTGCTCTAAGCAGAGAGGCTGCATCCATGGAACGAAAGGTCAATATTCAGGACTGGCAAAAGGTCACTGTCGAAGATTTCAACAACTTCGGTCTGTTTCCACGCGCCTCTTTTGATCACATCGTCGGTGACACTCTTATCCCCGACATGGCGTACACCGGATTTACGACGGTGCAGACGGCGCCTGCGGTGGTCACCGTCGGCAGCGGACGGCTCTATCACAACGGTCTTGTGTTCTACAACGATAGCGAGGGCGGCTCATCGCTTGACCTGCTGAGCGTGTTGCCGGTGGTGACGCGGCGCTATGTCGGCATCGTGGTGTGGGGCCAAGAGACTGAGACCGATACCGAGCCGCGAACCTTCCTGACCGATCCGGTGACCCGCGCCACGGTGGCGCGTGTGGTCTCGACCGAGAATCGCAGGTGGGCCAACATTTCGACGGTGATGGGACCGGAAGGTCCGGACCCACAGAAGCCCGCGATTGCCTCCAACACGCTGGTGGTGTGCTGGGTGTTGCTGGATTCCAGCGGTGTCGTCTCGATCACGATGGTGGACGAGAACCGGGCGCCCAACCTCCGCGATCTCAACAGCCGTATGAACGAGAACGACGCGTGGCGTACCCGCACCGCGTCGAGGCTCGACACGCTGGCGACCGACATGGCTGCACTGGCAGCCCGGCTCAACGGCACCGCGTCGATGCGGTTCACAATGAAGATTGCGGCCGATGTGGCGCGGGTCAAGGAGAAGACCGGACTGCCCGACAACTATACGTTCTGGGGCGCGGACCACTTCCTGACGACCGACGAAAGCGACGTGGGTCCGCCGATGAATGTCGATTATCACGCCGAGATCGAGGAGGGCATCCGGTTTCCGTTTGAGCAGCAAAAAGACTCGCAGATGTTTCTGCTCAACCCGCTCGATGAGGGCGTGGTCAACCAAGCCAACTTCGTGCTGCCAAAATACAATCAGGTAACGCGGCTCGAAGTTCTGGGCAACGACAGTGAACTGTCGATCTCGCAGTATCAATTCCAGACCATCTCTTGGGAATTGTGCACCAAGACGCGGACTCGCATTCGCTGGGGCACGGCGTTCTATGTATGCGCCAACGGCGTGTGGTGGTTCGCGCCATCCGGGCGTGACTGGATATCGTCGGTGAACTCTGGCCAAGAAGGTTGGAACACCGCCGCTGGCGGCGGCCTCCAAGGCATGACGCCAAACACCGATCTGATTTACGATCCGGTGCGCAACATCCTGACGCGCGGCACCGAGACGTTCCAGATTCTCGACGTGCAGGACAACCCCAACCACACCATCACGCGGTTGGTGCAGTTCTGGGTCGATGAAATCATTGACAGTTATTACTGGCGCCAGATCGTCACCATTGAGGGGCTGTCAGGCTCTGTGGTGTCGCAAACCTTTCTGAATTCACAGGGCGGTTGGCTGACATCGGCTGACGTGTTTTTCACCAGAATCGCTGCGTCCGGTGACGTACACGCGCTGATCTGCGAGTGCCTTAGCAACGGAGCGCCGGACTATCAGAAGACAATTGCCCGCGCCAGCAAGACGGCAGACCTGTTGCGTATTCAGCCGAATGGTACCCGGTTCGAATTCCTGCCGACGTATCTGGCCAAGGGCAAACGCTATGCCCTCGTTCTGCAAACCTCTGGCAATCACTTCATCTCGCTGGTGCACAACAACAAGTTTGCGCAGGGCTCGCTGTTCACCTCGACCGACGGGGCGTGGGCGATGGGCGATATGACCAAGGACTTTGCGTTCAGGCTGCAGTTCGCTCAGTTCCTCTCCAACCGAGTCTACACCCAATTGGCGCCACTAGAACTCGGCGGCGGCATCGCCGAGATCGACTTGAACTATGACTCGACGCGTCCGCCCGGCACCTCGATCCAGTTCGAGGTACAGATCAGCGGCGTGTGGAAACCGCTCGCTTCTTACTATGAGGGCAGTCCGCTCGGACCTACGGTGCTGGGGCTTCCGGCGCTGTTGCAATTCCGCGTGCTGTTGAGCGGTACCACCGATGAAATGCCGGGCATCGGCGTGGCCTTTAACTCTCGGGCGCTGACCTCACGTCGCAGCAACACCTTCAAGCACATCTCGACCGCAAGAACGATGCCGTCGGCGGTCAACACCGTGTACTGCGACTTCCGGCTGGAGTCGTGGCGCGGCGGTACGGTCTCCGCACCGCAGCCCTACCACACCTTCATTCCTCGACTGTTGGTCGGCGCTGGCTACGCCAACGTGCGTACGCCATCCTTGATACAGGACGAGATCGACCCTGATGACCCAACAACAGTGATCCGCTCGTGCACGTGGAATCTCGCGGCGCTCGGCGGCACAGCTATCACAGCATACAAGATCAGATGCGAGGGCACGACCGACAACAAGCTATCCACCTTCCTTGTCGGCGAGCGCATCGACATCGGCGTGTTCATCTAACGGAGATCATCCATGTCCACCGATAAATATCCAAACCGCAACGTTAACTATCCCTACACCAAGGCGCAGGTCGATGCGGCGACCGCGAGGCTTATTCCGCAAGGCAACGACTCCAGTCCACCTTCACCGGCGCCATTCAATGGCAAGGGGTCGCGCCGTCAGGTGCGGCCCGGCGAATGGATTGATGATCGCACCTATCAGGTCGGCGGACCAGCTACACCGAGCAATGAAAATCCGCCGGAGTTGCCGCCGAGGAGAGAAAGGGCGCTGCCGACTTTCGAGGATGACAAAGTCTACACCGTCACGCTCAGCAAGGGAGCGCTGTTCGCTGGCCGAATGCTGGCGCCGGGCAAGGCCTATCAGATGGCCGGTTACGCAGCGACTGAGGTCGCCGACTCGATTGAGACCGCTGAATTGCTTGGCGACATTCCGGACAATCCGCCCGCCACTCCCAGCGAGGGTTAAACCATGGCGCTGAAACGGCTCGACGAAGAATTTGATCTGAAGTCTGGCACGCAATTGCTCCCCTATATGAAGCGGTTGCTGCCTTCGCTTGAAGGCCGTTTCCAGTCGCTGGAGACGCAACAGGATGTCGTTCAGCAGTTGACCGAGGAAATACGTGCCGCCGCGCTGACGCGGATGAACGAAATCCTGATCCCGGCCACCGAAGACATCATCGCGGTCACCAAGCTGGGCTTCCTGCTTGGTCCATCCTCAACCGAGCGAACGCTGGCGATTGGTCCAACCTATTTCATCATTGACGAAGGGCCGCAGCGTTCATCGTTTACGCCATCGCCATACCTGATCGTCGAGCGTGAGGCCAACATCACCGACTACGCCATCGCGCGGCTGGACGGTTACAACAACACCAACGGCGAATTGCTCTGCACCATCACTGCGTATCACGGCAATCCGGGGCCGTGGTCCGACTGGGTGATTTCATCGACGCCGGGCATGGCGGACTCGACCAAGATTTACCACGACGAGATCGCGCCGATGCATGCCACGGTGGTGGCCGATCACGCCGAGGTTCTGGTCAAGCATCAGGAGATCATGGACGCCGCCGAGGCGCTGGCCGAGTCAGGCCTCGACGTTAACGCCTTCATCCGCCGTGACGGTACCGTGCCGTTCATTGCGCTGCAGACGGCCGTGCACCCGCCGCAAGGCTCCAATGACGCCACCATTCCGACTACCGGGTGGACGCGCTCAAGGATCATCGAGTACGCGGGCAACGCGCTGATGAAAACCGGCGGCGAAATGAGCGGCCAGATAACATTGCCGGGTCCACCAACTAACGCGTTGCATGCAACGACCAAGGCCTATGTCGATTCCATCATCGGTCAGGGCGGCACGGTCAACGGATTGCTGACCATCCGCTCGGTCAATCCGACGCTGCGGCTGCAGTCAACCAGCCCACAGCAGGGCCGGATCGTTGAAGCCTACTCGTCGGCCGGTGCGTTGCGCTGGCAGGAGGTGCTCGCTGACAACACTGCGGAGACCGGCAGCAATGCTGGCTCCAATTATGTGCTGCAGCGTTTTACTGATGGCGGCGCCTACATCGGTCCGGGCCTGCACATTTCACGGCAGACGGCAGCGCTGACAGCCTATGGCACCATCGCTGCAACGGCCGGTCTCAGCGTCACCGGCGCCACCAGCGTTGTCGGAGACCTCAATGTCTATCGTGCGGCGACGCCCAACACCGGCGTGCTGTACCTGAACCAAGCCAAGACCGCCTACCACTTCTATGACGGCGCCACGCATCAGTTCACCGCTGGCGGCATCTCGATGGGCGGCAGTCCGCTGACATCGGGGCATATCAATTGCTACTCGATCTACACCCAAGGCTACGGCACCACGACGTGGGGCCTGACCTCGCACGGCCAGATTGACTGCAACGGAGCGCTGGTCGTGCGCGGCGACATGGTGATGGAAGGCGGAGCCAACTTCATCCGGTTCTACGACAATACGTGGGGGAACATGTACCTCCACCATCAGGACAACAACATCGGCTTCCTGAACAACGGCGGCGGCTGGATTTGGTACATCAACAATGACGGTCACATGTGGGCCGCGCAGTACGGCTGGCTGCATGACTACGTCAACGGCCGCGCCAGCGCCTATGCGTGGGACGCCGCAAATTATCGCTACAACCAATGCGTGACCAGATGCCGTTGGGTTCACGCAGGCGACATCGACTTCGGCGGCTACTGGTACCAGAACGCTGAGATCGGTAACGCCTGCATCACCGGTCTCAACATAGCGTCGGCGTACTACGGCGGCCCCGGTGTCTATTGGGCGCGCTGGCGTCAACCACAGCATCTGATCGCGGGTGGCTGGTACACGTCAAATTGGGAATCGTGAAATGGAAATCATAGACCATGGCGAGTGGGTCGCTTGCGACAAGCCAGAGAATTATCCGGTCAAGCTACCGGACAACATCATCTTCTCGCGGCGCGTCTCGGACGGCGCTGACTGGTACATATTTCAGCGCCAGTTGATCGACGCCAAGGGGCTGTTGGTCGTTGCAATCCCAACCGAAGACGGTGGGCTGTCGGTTGCCACCACAACGCACGATCCCTCGATGCTGTTTCCCACCGCTGGCATGCGGCTGTTCGAGGTGATCGACGCGCCTGCCGATCACGAATCGCTGCGAACGCTACGGATCGACCTCAAGGAGAAAAGGTTTTTGCCGCGACCGCCGCCGCCTCCCTCAATGATGCAGGTGCTGATCGAGGAGCTTGGACTGGACGCCGACAAGCTGCAGGCAAGACTCGACCAGCTAACCAACAACAGGAGCCGAAAACCATGGCTGACATAGCATTCTTCGAGGGGCGGCAGGTCACGCAGATTCCACCGGGGCATGCGGTGTCTCCGGTGGTCGCGCTGACCACGATCATGACCAAGCTGGTGTGCAATCCGGTCGGACAGGTGTCGGTGACACCGATCATTCAGGACCCGCAACTCGGCGACTACGTTCGTGAGCTTCGAATCTTCTCGCTTCCGGTGTCAGGCGCCGAGCCGGAGCTTCTGCTGTCAGTGCGATTGCACGCGCTGACAGTCAAGCAGCTGGAAATCGTGACGCCGCCCAGCACGTTCTAAATTCTCAAACCCCACAGGAGACAACCACATGTCTGATCCAGTCTTCGGCATTAGCATTCGTCAAGTCGATGAAGGCGCGCGTCCGGTATTGGCCGCCGATCTTTCCACCATTGGCATCGTCGGCCCGGCGCCGCTCGCTGATGCCGCGCTCTTCCCCTACAACACGCCGGTGTTCCTCAACTCCAACGATACCAAGAAGACGAGGAAGCTCGGCGAGTTGGGCTACCTGTCTGACGCAGTGCGCGGCATCAATGACCAACTCGGTGCCACGCAGTATGCCGCCCGCATCGTCATCGTCCGCACTCCAGAGGGCACCGATACAGATCAGGCAGTCAAGCTGCAGAAGACCATCTCCAACATCGCCGGTGACTCGCTCAACGGCACGGGGATGTGGGCGTTTCTAAAAGCGGCGCCCAAGCTCGGCTTTACGCCGCGCATCCTGATCGCACCGGGCTACACCTCGCAGATGGCCAACGGCGTCGGCCTGATCGAGCGCACCGCACCCGGCACCAACTACGTGATGGATCACCTCTATCCGGTGACCTTCAGCGGTGGCGGTCCGGACGTGGTGCAGGCCGTGGGCCATGCCTTCGGTCTCTCCAACGGCTCGCTTGGCCAGATCACGCTGGAGATGCCCGGCGCTTGGTATATGACGCCGCCAACCATCGAGGCGCCGCCGCCCGGCCGCGACGTTCAGACAGCGACGGTCGCAACCGGCGGCATCGGCTATCTGAAGGATGAGCAGCTGATGCTGCCCAACGATGTCATCCTCAAGGTCGAAACTGTAGACGCCATCGGCGGCGGTGTGCTGACGGTCTCGGTGATATCGCCCGGCTTCCTTGTCGGCACCGAAGAGCCCAGCGACGTTCCTATTCAACCGATCACCTCGACCGGCGCAGGCGCCGGTGCCGCGTTTGATCTGGTGTGGGACACCGTCGGTGAAGTCGCTGAGTACGAGTGTCAACTGGTCTCAGGTGCCAACCCGGTGGTCGCCAGCGCGACCTCGATTTGCAATCAGCTGATGGGTCAGATGATCGTGGAGTCGGCAGGCTCCTCGATGCAGAACGATCTGGATTGGCGCGAGACGATGCAGAGCCATCGCTTGATCCCGCTTTCCGGCGGTTGCCGCGTGATGGACCCGGCGACCTCGTTCATCGTCATCCGTCCGCTGTCTCCGCGCATGGCTGGCATCATGGTGCGTCGTGACCACGAGACCGGCGCGCCGTTCCACTCGGCGGCCAACCAAGCGGTGCAGGGCATCATCTCGCCCAACCGGGAGATCGGGTTCAACCTCACCGACTCCGCGAACGAAGCTCAGGAGCTTCTCGGCGCCAACATCGGGGTTCTGGTGCGCGGCGAAATCGGCGACGACTTCGCGATTGCCTCGGGCGGCTTCGTGCTGATCTCGACCGACAATGCTGGCGAAGACCCGTTGTGGCAGATGTACAACGTGATGCGCGGCCGCGACTACATCCATCTCGGCATGCTGCGCGCACTGCGTTACTTCCTCGGCCGCTACAACATCATCGGCCACACCGTGCAGGCGATTCTCAACACCATGAACTACTTCCTGCGCGACCTCCACGCGGACCAGCACATCCTTGGCTACAAGGTCAACTTCCGCACCGCTGGCAACTCGCCTGAGCAGATCAGGTTGGGCCATCTGACTGTCGGCTTCGCCGCTGAAGAGCCGCCGGTGCTCAAGCATCTGACCATTGAGTCAGCGCGTTACCGTCAGGCCGTTGACGCGATGGTGTCTGACCTCGCCAGCCAACTCAACCTGTCGTCCTAACCCCTCCATCGACGAGGCGGCGCGAGACGCCGCCCGTCACCGGCTCACGCCTGAAAGGATAGAACCATGGCATCTAACACTGTTTACACGATGGAGAGCGCCAACTTGATTTGCGGCGACATCTCCGCAAAGACCTCTCCCGGTATCTCGACCCATCTGGTGTTGCAGGAACTGAAGCTGCCGACACTGGAGGAAAATTACGTTGACCACACCCCCGGCGGCGCCGCCGTTGGCATCGAGATTCCGTCGCACATCAACAAGCTCGAAGCGACGTTCAATCTCGCTGGCTGGGACCCGGACGTGATGGTCTTCCTCGGTCGTGAGACCCGCTTCCATCAGCGCTTCACGGCCTATGGTCTGATCCGCGACCGCCGCTCCTCTGCCGCCCTGCAGTGCGTGGCGATCATGGAAGGCCGCATCGGGCGCGTGAACCCGACAGCGTTCTCGAAGGGCAACATGATGAGCCACGAGTTCTCCATCAAGAGCATCGTGTCGTACCAACTGTTCATGCAGCGCACGACGGAAGACCCGCTGCTGCGTGAAATCTACAGCTGGGACTTCTTCACCTCGATCAAGCGCATCGACGGCGTCGATCTCAACGACGACATGGTGCGGCTGCTGGCGATTCCGGGCAACGCGGTGGACACCCAGCCTGATATCGCCGAGGCTGGCATCGCCGAAGGTGCTGAGAACATCTGATGACGGTCAAGGAACTGATTGACCTGCTGTCAAGGCACGCTGACAATAAACGAGTGGTAGTGTCCGACACCGACGGTGCCGGACGCAAGGCGGCTGATGTCGAGTTCGTCGATCAGCGTGTCGAGAAGGGCGAGAACGTTATCACGGTTTGGATTCACGTATGATCACCAGCACCAAACTGGGCGGCAGGACTGTTGAACTGTTCGCCCCGTTTGAATTCAACGGCAAGCAGATCGAGCGCATCGTGTTCGGGCCCTTCAAGCTCGGACACGTGCTGCTTTGGAATCAGGGCCGCTGGCAAAGCCAGTTCGACTTGATGGTGGAATTGTCTGGTGAGCAGGAGGCGGTGCTGCGCGAGCTTCGCTTTCCCGATGCTGACCGGGTGATGGAAGCGTTCTTCGCGCTGCTGACGCCGGAGGTGCGCAACGACATCGCCAATGGCGAGATACCGATCAAGCAGGAGACCGACGAGCCCGCTCCCGCGCGCGTGACCAACGGCAGCGGCGAGCCGGTGACGGCGGCGCCCGGTGTCCCGATCCCGCCGGAGATGGAGCCCGGTTTTGATCTGACCGAGGAGCCGTAAGGCAATGGCCGACAAAGACCCGACAATCAGGATCACAGGCAAGGACGACACCGCTCCTGCGATCAAGTCCGCTACGGCCGGATTCAAGAACCTGAACAAAGAAGTTCAGGAGATGTTCAAGGAGACCGAAGCCAAGACGCTGGTCTCCGTCAGGGCGGCGGCGCACCGGCAGGGCGAACTATTCAAGGAGGCTGGCCAGAAGCGGATAAAATACGCTGAGGAAACCTCGAAGGCGATGGCTGGTATCATCCAGAATGATATCAGCAAGGGCAATGCATACGCGCAGGAATTAAACCGGCGAAACATCGAGGCCGCCAAAGCCGGTAAGACGTTCGTTGAATCCGAGAAGGTGAAGTCCAAGGCGGTGGATGAGACCGCGAAGACGGTGCAGAAGACCAGCAAAACATACGTCGCCAGCAATGAGACCCTGAGAAAATATTACACTGACACCAAGAACGCGGCAGCAGAACAGGGCAAGGCGGCGGCGGCGGCGGGTAACGTGGCCGCGCAAGGCCAGAGCAAGCACGCCATGGCGATACAAAGCGTCGCCGCCGGGCTCGGCCGCATGGCAATTGGTTATATGTCGGTGAGCAAGGCGATTGATATCACCAAGAATTCGTTCATGGGCTTTGCCGAGTTCGACAACAAGATGCGGCTGATGAAGGGTGCACTGGGCGCCACGACAAAGGAAGCAAAGGAATACGAGGAGACCATCCGTTACACCGCGCGCAAGACCGCCGAGAGCAGCGCCGAAATATATGACGCCTTCAAGACGCTCGCCGACACCGCGCAGATACCAATGGACCAAGCCAAGAAAATCTTCCCGCAGATTGCGCTGATGGCCAAGGGCGCTGGCGTCGCGCCGAAGGCCATGGCGCGGTCGGTTGCTGACGTGCTGCGCAATCTCGAAATTGCGCCGGAGCAAGCTGGCGAAGCCATGGAGATCATGTCGGCCGGTGCCCGACATCTCAGCGTGGACATTGACAAGATCGGACCGCACATGTCCGAGCTAACCACCTACATGACCGATCTTGGCTACAGCGGCACCGAAGCGCTGGTTCAGATCGAGGCCATCATGGCTTCGCTCAACAAGACGACCGGAGACACCGGCGAGTCGGCTGCTCTGTTCGAGCGACTGATGCAGAACTTGGGCGCCAGCGCCAAGGACTTGGGATTCGCCTCGCAAGAAAGCATGATGAGGGCGATCAAGGGCACCGAGAATCCGATAGCGACCGTGATTGAATTGATCCGCACTGCCACCGATCAGGAAGCGGTGCTCGGCAATATGTCGGTCAAGCAGCGAGCGGCGATCAAGCGGCTTCTGGCTGACGACAACAAGGCCATCGTCGGCGACAACGTCAAGATGCTGAGAGAATTGCAGAAGGGCAGCGAGGGTGCGAAGGTCGCCAAGGATGTCCTCTCCGGCCCGCTGCAGGAGATCAACAAGCTGATGGAGATCATGAGTCAGCTTGGCGATGAGTACGGCGCATTGCTCGACGAGTTCGGCGCCACCACGGCCATCAAGAGCATCGCGACGCAGCTGGACAGCGTGCGCCGGTCACTGAAGCAGATACGCGAGGCGTGGAATTGGGCCTTCCGTGGCGGACCGAAGCCGAATCCGCGATACTCCGAGGAGGAGCTTGAGGACCGGAAGCAAGAGCACTTCTACGAGAAGCTGCCACCGATAGCCAAGCCGCTCGGCGAGTGGATCACCAAGGGCCTGCAGGGTCCATTTGGTTTGTGGGGCCCGCTGTACAACAAGGACTATGACAAGGACGGAGAGCCGCCAGCCGCACCGACGCCGCCGGAGGGATCGCCAGCTTCGCCAGCACAGCAGGAGCGGCAGTACAAAGGACTCGGCGAGAAGGTGCACTACCTCAACGAGGAGTTCGACACCACCGCCGAGAAGCTGCGGCACTTCGCGTCGCTGTTGCCCGACGACGATGAACGTGTCCGGGGGTTCAAGGAGTCCGTTGGCGGGCTTGGCACCGCTACTGGGATCAGCCCCGTCGGTTATTGGGGCGGCGGCCGCCACTCGGCGCTGGCTCCGGCGCACATGACCGCAGGCACCGGCGCCGGTGTCTATGGCACCTCGACCGATGCCAAGTATCTCAACGCCAGCTATGTGCCCGGCGCGCATGGTGGTGTCGGCGGCTACGGTCCCGGCGGCTACGGCCCGAGCCAAGGCGTTGGCAGTGGCGGCACGCCGGAGCAGGCCGGGCCGGGCACCGGCGGCACCGGCTACGGCGGCGGCACGCGCCCACAGCCGGGCTACACCGCTCCGCGACGCGGTGACGGTACAGTCCCGGCAGCTGGTGCCGATGAGGCGCCAGCGACCGATCCATCAACCACCGGCGCCACCGGCGGCGCCGTCACTGGCGATCAGAGTGCGCAGACGCCACGAAGCGCGCAGGGCCGCATCGCGCAGGCCAAGGCCGCGATGAAGGATGAGGCGATCCGGCAGGGCATCGACCCGGCACGCGCGGAAGAGGCTGCCAACCTGATGGCCGGTCAGGGCCTGTCGGAGAGCGAGCTTAATCCGACGCTGTCACACGACAGCGGTACCGGTCACGGCATCTACGGCGCGCGCCTCGACCGCCGGACCAAGATGCACGAGTGGTTGAAGGCAAACGGCTACGACAGGAATTCGCTGGCCGGTCAGTCGCGCTACATGATCAAGGAGGCGATGAGCAAGGACTCCAAGGGGCGCTACAAATTCCCGAGGACGGCTGCGGCGTTGAAGAGCGCGGACCCGGCGACGCGGGCCGAAGCGGTGCGAACGATCACCAAGGACTTCGAGCGACCAGCCGATCAGGGCGAAGGGCAGATGAGCAGGCGGCTCGGCCGCACCCGGCAGGCCGCTGGCGTGGCGGCCGGAGGGTTGCCAACCGCACCGCCACCGAGTTCGGACGGAATTCCGGTGCCGCCCGGCGTCCCGGCGCAAGCTGGCACCTCGGCGCCGGTGTTGCCGCCTGAGCTAAGGACACCCGGTGGTGCAGGCGCAATCGAGCCCGGCGTGGCGGGTGCCGCTGGTGGAGCCGGGGCGCCCGCCGTTGGCAACCTCGTCGAGGAAGCGCAAGGGCGTGTGGCTGGTATCCGAAGGGGCAAACTCGATCCGCGACTGAGAGATGCGCTGGAGGGTGCTGCTGAAGCATCCGGTGTCAAGATTCGTGTCACCTCTGGCGGTCAGCGCATGGAAGGCGCGCACGGTCACACTGGATCGCATCGTCACGACAAGGGCCGCGCCGCCGACGTTGATGTCATCGACCCGAAGACCAACAAGGTGCTGCCGCTAAGCGACCCGCGCCGTCTCAAGGTGCTGGAGGAGGCAGCGCGACGAGGCGCAGGCGGCAGCGGCGCGCGCTACATGGACGATCCCAATAAAATTCACATGGGTATCACCGGAAATAAGGCGATTGTCGGTGAGGGTCTTGGTGCCTATGCCGGAACGGCGGCAGAGAGAGCGGCGGTGCAGCGCGGTCTCGATACGCGGTTGACACCGGAGCAAATGAGAGCGGAGCGCGAAGCCAGAAGCAACAGAAACAGAGCACCGGCGACTGCTGCGCCAGCACCAGCGGCGGCACCCCCGGTTCAGCCGACAGATAACGCGCCACCTGCGACGCGGGCGCCAGTCGATTCTGGGGCAATCATGTCGCAGAACCGCGACATCAACATGAACGTCAACGTCAACTCATCTCAGGTGCAGTTCGCACGCAACACCATTGACCGGCAGGTGCACGCCTCGATGGACCGTACCCGTGGCGCGACCTACCACGACATCGGCACTGCCTGACGGCTGTGGACTGGGTGGTCACCTACCGGATCGAGATAAACGAACGCAACTTTCTGATCGAGGAATTCTTTCGCGGCGACTTTGATGAGTGCATGCGGATCAGGCAGCACTCGCTGAGTGGCGGTGACAGTGATCGGCTTACTACCATTCGCCCATGGCACCCGATTGTCGGACCAGCGGCGCAATGGGACAGCCTTGTGGAGGGATGGGACTGATGGCCAACTGGGTGTTGTTTCAATGGGGACCGATGCAATTTCAGGTCTTCCCTTTCAACGTCGATAACTACTCGCATCACACCAGCGCCGACTGGGCAAAGAAAGAGATTGCTGGCGCCGCGATGTATCGTGAGTGGGTCGGTGAAGCGGATGAGATGATCACGCTGAAGGGCAAGGTCTTCCCGCATTACTTCGCGCGCAAGTCGCGCCAGCGTGGCATCCACGAGCCGATGACCGGCGATGCTGCATCGCGTGACGGCAATGGATTGCTGCGCCAGCAGGTCGGTGAACTGACCTCGGCCGGTGGCCTGATGCACCTCGACGTGCTGGACAACATGCGCAGGCTCGGTCAGGCGCACATTCTCATTCGCGGTGACGGCTGGCACTTCGGCTGGTTCATCATCGAGTCCCTGAACCGTGGCCACTCGTTGCTGGCCGTTGACGGCATCGGGCAGCAGATCGAGTTCGAAGCGCAGTTTCAGCGCGTCCCGATTCCCAATGACGGCGCCTCGAATTTTCAAGATGTCACCGGCCAAACCCAACCCGAGCCAGCGAAGGAATTCGCATGAACGTGACGAGTTACGATCTGGTCACTGTCGGCAGCGACTACATCACCGCCGATATCATCCTGTGGCGACGCTACCGCAACCGGGCGCCGGGCATGATCGAGCGGCTGCTCGACGACAATCCGCATCTGGCCAAGGCGCATCGCTACTCGCCGTTCCTGCCAGTCGGCACGCAGGTGCGCATCCCGATTGACTACTCGATCCTCGCTGGAGCGCCACAGCAAACCAATCAGGTCGTGCTGTGGGGCACCACTCCGGAGGGCAACATGACGCAAGGGACGTGAGCCATGGCTGAGCATCAAGGCCCTCGCCGTCACGCTGAGTACATGGTGATCGTTGACGGCAGGGATATCTCCTCGAAACTCGATCCGTATTTGATCTCGATACAGGTGGTGGATTCGTTTCAGAGAGGTCACGACACCGCCAACATAGAACTCGACGACTCCTACGGCGTGCTGCAGATACCACCGGATGGTGTCACCCTGCAGGTGCTGCTCGGCTGGGCCAACACCGGCCCGCGCCCGATCAATGAAGGCCGCTACAGCGAGGGCTTCACCAGCATCACGACGCTGGAATCGCAGAAGACCGCGCTGCAGTACGGTGCGCAGGAGATGCCGTTTGGCGGGCCGGGCATGGCAGAAGTATTCAACGGCGTGGTGTCGAACGTCGAGAGCGGCTTCGGCCGCAAGGGCGGCGGCCGCAGGCTATGGATCGAGGCGACCTCGGGCGATGTCAAAGGTCAGGTCAAGGGCCTGCAGAAGCACCACTGGGGTGAGGGCTCCAAGGATGACAGCAGCGGAGGCGAAGGCGGCGCCGGTGGAGGTGGCGGTGCAGGTGGTGCAGGTGGTGCAGGTGGCGGCGGTGGCGGCCAGATTCCACTGAAGACCGTGCTCACCGACATGTTCAGCAAGGCCGGTCTCAATGTGCAGATGGCGCCGGGGCTGGAGAACATCGCGCGGGACTACTGGCACGTCAACGACAGCCCAATGAACTTTGCGCAGCGCATGGCGCGCAGCAACGGCATGCTGTTCAAGATTGCCAACGGCACCGCGATGATGATCCCGGCCAAGGGTGGCGTGAACTCACTGGGTAAGAAGCTGGCCCAGATCGACGCGGTGTGGGGCGTCAACCTGATCGGCTGGCGCATCAAGCCGTATGCCGGGCGCCCGCAGTTCGGCGAAACAGCGGCACGCATCTTCAACATCCACAACGCGGCGCACGAGACCATCAAGTCGGCCATCGGTGGTGACACGCCGTTCGGTGGCTCGGACGCCGTCATGCACAACATCGCGCAGGTCGCCACCAAGGGCGAGGCCGAGCAAGGCAACAAAGGCGGCGCAGAGGACTCCAAGAGCAAGCGCGGCAAGGGCTGGATACTTCTGAACGGCGAGCCGCTGTGCTACGGCGGCTGCCAGATCGCGATCACCGGCGCGCGTCCCGGTGTTGATGGCACCTATCTTTGCACCGAGGCCGAGCACAATTACACGCGGGGCGGCGGCTACACCACGCGGGCCAACGTGCAGTACCCCGAGCCCATCGTCACCGGTTACAAGTGGAAGACGAAGCCGAAGAAGAAGAAGCCGCCGCCGGTCGAGAAGCAATCGACCGATCCCACCAAACCCGGCTACGTCGAACCGCCTGCGCCGACGGGCAATCCGATGGGCGATTACGACCCGACGGTTGATCTGCATACCGGGCAGGAGATCGAGGTCAAGCCGCAGTCCACCCATCCGGGCGCGCCCGGCTACGTCAAGGCGCAGTCAACCGATCCAAATGCGCCCGGCTATTACGATCCGAATAAAAAGTTCGGACTGTTCGAGCCCGGCGGGTTCTTCAACCCATTCAGATAAGCCGCTCCCGAAAACTAGGATCGTCAACGGAGGCGCCGCTGCGGTGTCCCCTCCAGTCCGACAGTTGCGTTATGCATCCGTTGACGATCCGCTTTTTCGGTAAGCCAAGGAGCACCCATGACCAGCATCTGTCTAAGCTCAGGCCACGGCAAATACATTCGAGGCGCCTCGGGCTATCTCGATGAAGTCAATGAAGCGCGTCGCGTGGTCGAGGAAACCGCGCGGTTGCTGCGCGCGGCCGGAGTCGAAACGCTGACATATCACGACGATGCCAGCCATTCACAGAACGAGAACCTGAACCGCATCGTCAACTGGCACAATTCGAAGTCGCGAACCTTGGACGTGTCGGTGCACTTCAATGCGTATCAGACGACCACAAAGATGATGGGCGTTGAGTGTCTCTACCTCACGCAGAAAGACCTCGCCAAGAAGGTGGCCGACGGCATCGCCAAGGCGACCGGTCTGCCGAATCGCGGGCCGAAGTATCGCGACAACCTTTTCTTCCTGAACTCCACAGCCAAGCCGAGCGTGCTGGCTGAGATCGTGTTCGTGGACAGTCTGGCCGACGCCGACGCCTACAACGCGCAGTTCTCTGCGGTGTGCAGCGCGCTGGCCACGGCGCTGTCAAGCAAGCACATCGCTCCGGCGCCACCGCTGCCGGAAATTGATCCGGTGCCGCCATTGCCAGTCGAGATACCGGAGGAGGAGCCGGGACGGCCGACGCTCGGGCTCGGCGATCAGGGCGTCGATGTGATCTACATCCAGAACCTGCTCGGCGTGTTTCCGGCCGACGGTGATTTCGGTCCGATCACTGACTCAGCCGTGCGCGGTTATCAGGCGGCCTATGGTGAAGGCGTCAAGACGGACGGCATCGTCGGACCGAAGACGTGGACTGCACTGGATTATCTGGCGGACGCCAAGTCCTCCGGCAACGACCGGCTGCCGCAGGATCAGGCGCGCAGGATCGTCGAGCTTGCCGAGCATTCGAAGATTGCGAACTATGCGTGGAGAGATCGCGGCAAGATGCCGCTCGGCTACACCTCCGGCATCGCGCTGTGCTTCGGGCTGGCGGCAACGCGGTTGCTGCAGGGTCATCCCATCGCCACCACTGCGGCGCAGGCGGACCGCAACGACGCCGATAACGATGCGCTGAGTTGGTACCGCGACGAGTTCTTGGACCTCGGCATGGACAACAGCCAAGACGGCATTGACACGCTGCGCCATCTGTTCGTGCTGATGCTGGGGCTCGGCGCGCGCGAGAGCAGCGGGCGCTACTGCGAGGGCCGCGACATGAGCGCGAGCAACGTCACCGCCGACACCGCCGAGGCGTCGCTGTATCAGACCTCGTGGAATATCCGCTCGTGCTCGTCATCCATCCCGCCGTTGCTGCAAGAGTACTGGGCCAACCCCAACGGCTTCCTGCCGTACTTCCAAGACGGCGTGAAGCTGAACAAGGACGACCTCGGCAATTACGGATCAGGCGACGGCGCCAAATTCCAGTTCCTAAGTAAATTTTGCCCCGCTTTCCATTGCTTCGTCTCCGGTGTCGGTCTGCGCTACCGGCGCCAGCACTGGGGTCCGATTAACCGCCACGATGTCGAGTTGCGCGCCGATGCCAACGACATGCTGCTCGAAGTGCAGCATCTGCTCAGCGAGGACTCTGCTGAGAACCCGGAGGCTATGGCCTGAAAGGAAACCATCATGATCTCCTCCCTGATCTATCTTGTGGTCTACATCGTCGTGCTGGGCTTGGTGGTGTGGCTGCTCAATTACCTGATCGACGCCGTGCCGCTGCAGGAGCCTTTCCGCAAGATCGCGAGGGTTGCCCTGATGGTGATCTCGGTCCTGATCGTCATCCTGCTGCTGCTGAATTTCATCGGCGTGCTGGATGGAGGAGCACCCCGGTTGAGATAGGGAGCGGCTGGAGGTGATGCCCCCGCCCCCACCGGCGCCGCCGTCAATCTGCCGGGGCTGCTGATGCGCGTTTATGCGCGCGCACTTTCGCGTAGTTTTGCGTAGTTTTGCGGTAGTATTTTACTGGGTGTTTCTGCCGGTGACCGGGATCGCTCGGGCGACCGCTAGGGCCCGCGCGCTGACCAAATCCAGTTCGCCCATCAATTTCAAGAGTTCGTCCGGGGTCACCGTAGGGCCGGGCTCTGACCCCACTGTACGGGCTTCCCTGATGATCCTGCGGCGCCGGATCGCGACCGTGTCACGCGCGCGTGAACACTTAGGGCAGGAGCTATGACGCTTTCTGCCGGGCGGCAGTATCCAGCGCCCGTGGCAGGTCTCGCAGATCAGCCTCATCCTCCCCTCCCTCAATCAACTCAATGGCGGCTTTGGCTTGATCCGCTCCCAGCCGGAGCGCAAATCCATGATCCGTTGATCGGCGTCGAGCACGCGCCGTTCGTTCTTGGTTGGCTTGCGCAGTCCGGCATCGGTGGTCAGGTCCACGATGTTGATCTCGCCGCACTCCCAGCACAGGCTGATGTCGCCGTCGCTCGGCCGCTGGTCTTCCCTGCTCCGGGCGCCCGTCATGCGGTCATTGTGCTCGCCGCAGAACGGGCAGGTGGTGCGCAGCACGTTCGTGTTCATTGCGGATTACTTCGCTGTGCTCGGTTTTGACTCACTGGCAGCCATTGGCAATTCTCCGGCGTGTAGTTGCCCTTCCCGCGATCTATCTCCATGCCCACTGGTCGCTCGCCCATGTCCTCTAGAAAATTGGTGAACACGCGCCAGCGGTCGCACACCGTGATGCCGCGCTTGCCGTAGACCTTCCCCGGCCTGCATCGGTCGATCATCGCGCGCCATGAATTGTAGGTTGGGCTTGGTTTGCCATTGCGCGGTGAGTGGCCGTGCGTTTTCATCGCTTAGGTCCCACCAGCAACATAGGCGGCATCGGGATGCTCATCCTGAGACTTCGCCATAAATGCAAGCAGTGCGGGTGGCAGTTCACATACTCCGATTCCGGTGGATGGTACTGCACCGCCATCTCGTGTTTTTCCCAGAACAAATCCTTCACCCACGCCATCTCATCCCATGTCGGGCAGCGCCCCTGCGCCGTGACACTGACGTGCTCCCAACCGTACTGCTCATCGACGCCGGACGACACCGCCACCAACCGCGTGCCCTGCGGGGTGGTCAGCTGGAATGCGCCCGCCATGCCATAGCTTTCGTCCGAGCCCATTCGGCCATCGCGGACCCGGCCATCCAGCAACATCACCGGCAGATATTTCTTCATTGCATCTTTCGCTCTCGATAGAATTTGGCGATCAGGTGCTGCGGCGTCTGCGGATGCGCCAGCCAGTTCACCAGCGACTTGTAGTCCACCGCGAACTCGGCTGGCCCGCACCTCTCCCCGATCTGCATCTTGAACGCGGTGGCCTCGCTGGCGTTGGCGCGCAGGCGCCCGCTGCGAAGCTCTTCCAGCAATTCCTCGCCGGTGAAATCGTGGCGCACCATCAGGTCTGCCAGCGTCGTGTAGATCGACTCCGGGTCTTCCTCGAACAGCCGGGCCGCCTCCTCCGGGTCCATCGGTTTCGGAGCGGGCATTGTTATCGGCACTTTCTTGAATGGCAGCTTGTTGCTCTTGGCCGCCTCGGCCACCTTGCGCCGCGCGGTCCGGCGCGAGCACTTCTCCACCTTCATGACGTGCTCGATGACCTCGTCAACCGACATCCACTTTTCGCTCATCCCCCTCTCCTTTCTTTTCATCTTCCACCCTGACATAAGCCCGGAATATCTCGACCACTTGGTCCGGGGTGGCATCGTTGCTGACCATCGTGGACATCCCACTGCGGTCGCCGTACGGGTGCACGATCAGCACAAAGCCGTTTGTCCTCGGTCCCTCCCCGGTGCCGTTGAGAACCCGGTCCAGCCCCTCAGCGATGCTTTCCATCGCCTCCCGCAGGGTCATATCGACCCGCTTGCCATCCACCTCCTCCATCTCACTGCTCCTCGAACTCGCCGGGCTCGTGCACCGGCAGGAAGCTCGGCACCGGCACCCGCTTGACCAGCACGGCGTTGGCGACCGAGTCGTGCTTGGTCTCGAACCACTTTCGTTTGTAAAACGAATAGCCGACGATGTACTCCATGATGTCTCGCGCCGAGAATTGTTTGGTGCAGCTGATGGCGCCGCTGCCGCCGATCTTGAGCAGGCGCAGCGTGTCGTGCACGTACTTGCCGAGCGCTTTCAGTTTGTCTTGTTCGTCTTCGGCGGACATGGATCGCTCCTTTGAAAAAGAGAAACGGGGGCGCGTCCCTGACAGGAAACCTGCACGCCCCCGCCCCCTCTCATCTAGTGCAGTACAGCTACGCTAGACGAAGAGTCGCTGCATCATTACGCTTGCGATAGGCCATGAAGCCCACGCCTGCGAAGCCGACGATTAAAAGGAACCACGTAGCAGGCTCGGGGACAGGTGCCACCTGCGTGACGGAGAAGTTGCCGCCATAGCCTGCGGTCGCTCCGGCGTTACCCGCGATCTGCAGGTAGTAGTTGCCTGCATCCAAGAAGCCGATGCCGTTGAGCGACTGGCTCCTCTCGCCGGTGTTCAGAGTCGCGAACTGCGGCCCAAACACCAGAGTGTCGTCACCACCACCGGGTTCACCAACCGTCTCGAAGATCGCCGCAGCGAAATTCCCGATGTAGTTGGCGCCACCGATGACGCCATCAGCAAACGTGTTGGTGGCGTTGGCGACCGCGATGTACGATCCCTCCAAGAGTTGGAAAGTGTAGTAATCGGTGAACAGCCCGGCACCCGGTGCGTTACCGAAAGGGGCCGACGACGACGGCGGGTCGATGCCGAAGTCACTAATAATCGCCGCGTTGGCTGGCGCGGATAGCGCCAGTACTGCGGCAACAGCAAATAGTAGTTTCTTCATCTTCATTGTCTCCTAGCTAGGGGATTGGTGCACTATGCACCGCGAGAGGCTCCTCGCCTTCGCAAGCCTCTTGCGGTGGATACATCGTCAGGTTGGCCTCCAGTATTCTCAGTTTATTGTCGATCTCGGAAATTTCGCGTAGCAATTGAAGTCGCTCCAGCTTAATCCGGGTGTCCTCGATTTGTTGCACGTAGTCCGGTTTATAATATTTGCTTTTATAATCGGTCATCGTTTTTGCCCTGCATAAAAAAACTCTTTGTACTTCTTTCTGGCGGCATCGCAGTAGGCGGCGTGGGCCTCTTCTTCAGTTGCGTATTGCCCCAGCCAAACCGATTTTCCTTTTATGGGAATTGCACTTGCCCATCGCCTATCTCTCTTGTGCCAGTACGCACCCTTTAATCGCCCCTCTCTTCGACATATCGCGTTGCCTGCGTTCTGAGGCCGGGTAGCCTCCCGCAAATTGCTGATCCTGTTGTCTGCTCGATTGCGGTTTTTATGATCCAACTCCGTCGGAAATTCTCCGTAAACGTAAAGCCATGCCAGCCGGTGCGCCTTGAATCCTATTCCCGCCATCCCAATGACTCGGTAGCCGCAGGGTTCTATACAGCCAGCCAGATCACCAATGTGAGTGCGTGACGCTGGTTTCACCCGCCAATGGAAGTCTCCGGTCTTTGGGTCGTAGTGCAGTGCGGTCTTTAGCAATTCCTGCGTCAGATCATCCTGACATTCCAATTCCCAATCGTCGAAGTTGTATAATTTCTCGTGCGAGTTTTTGTCACGATAGTTTGGACTGCGAACGGCCTCGCGCAAATTTGCGATGCGATTGTCCGCCGGATTCTTGTTGATGTGTTCGAGTTGATAGGTTGGGAATTGTCCATGGACGTAGAGCCACATCAACCGATGAATAAGGTGGCCCTCTCCATCAATCGTGATGGACCGATACTTTCCCGGTCCGTTATAACCGGCTCGCTTCCCGATCATGTCGGAACGCGAGCCGGGTTGTAGTCGCCAAGTGAACTCACCCGCCTTGGGATCGCAACGCAGAACCTCTATCAGGCGATCCCGAGTGAGCATTGGTTAGTCCTCTTCATTGGTTGCTCCTTGTTTGGTTGATCCAATCCTCAATCGTTGACTGGATGAGCGTGGCCAGCTTCGCTACGGTCTCCTCGCGGACTTGCAGCGGCTGATCAAACCAGTGCGGCTCATCCTGCAGGATGACCGCAGCGAGATTGTAGCAGCGATGGTCACAGGTCATCTCCTTATCGCTCCCTGTTGCCAGAAAATGGGGTGCGTGTTACCGCACCCCACTACGCTTTACGCTTTACGCTACGCGAAACGCATGACCGCCGATGTTTTCACGCCGACGATAGGCCATGAAACCGAGACCGGCGAATCCACACAGCATGTACAACCAAGTCGAAAGTTCGGGCACAGCCGCTGTCGGGATCGGAGCGGCGTCGATCCTGAAGTGTTCGAAGTCGTTGATCTTGCCAGTGAGACCAAGGTAGATGTCGATGTCCGTGATCACTTCACCCTTGCTTGTGGTGAAGTCGAACCCGTTCTGTTGGTTGCCGTTGCCAAGATTGTAGCCACCACCACCGAGCCCCGGCAGATTTCCAGCAAGGCCGGTGAAGTTGAACGTCTCTTCGTTACCAAGAGCGTCCACCGCCGACACGCGGAAGAACACATCACCAGTGCCCTTCAGCGAGAAAATATCCCGCGTGGTGCCAAGCAGGATCGAGTTGGTGCTGTCATAGACCGTGATGTCGAGATCGCGCGTATTGACGATCTTGATGTCATTGCCGTTCTGGGCACCAGAGAAGCCTTGAGTGCCGGACCTATCAAAGAACCGGACAACCTCGTTGTTCTGGCCGTTGAGGCGACCAAGAACAAGGCTGGAAGAAGCAACGCTGGTGAAAACAACATTGTTTCCCGTGCCACCCAGTCCGGTGGTGTCGAGCATAACGTCAGCGCTGGCGGGTGTTACCGCCACTAACCCAAGTAGTGCCGTGACTGCCAATAATTTTCTCATAGTATGATCTCCTAGCTAGGAAGTTGGTGCGGAATGCACCGCTCAAGGTCAGTCACTGGCCTTGGGCGGTGAACTCTGGGCGAGGGCGGCACGCATCAGGCGAAGGCGAAGCCTGCCTGCCGCAATGTAAAGAGCGTCATGGTTTCGGAACATGAACCGCCAGTCAGATACCTTGGCAATCCATAATCCGTTTTCTTTGTGCCTGCCCCACATCATTTGTCCTGCTCCGGTGCGAGGGCGGCGCTGGCGAGGGCTTTGCGGGCGATCCCCATCGCAGTGTGGTCGATTGTTATGTCATCAATCTTGTGCAGCGCCGCCTCCAGCGCCTCGATGCGGGTGCGTAACCTGATCACTTCATCCATTGAAGCACTCAGCATTGGTTCGGTCAGGTGATCATTGTCGCTCATGCTTCACCTCGCCATATCCGGTCGAGCACGTCATAGTCGTGCTGGGCGTACACCGGCAGGTAGCCCACCGACCTCCACCTGTCGTAATGCCGGTTGACCCGGTACATGCCGATGAAATACCTGACGTGCCGGATGATGGGCCAGCGTTTCATTTGTTCTGCTCCGGTGTGCCCCACGGCTCTATGACAGACTTGCCACAGCCAATGCCCGCGTCTGTCTCCGGTGCGAGGGCGGCATCAATAACAATAAGCAGAGCGGTGGAGTTTTGTTGGACTTCACAATCTTCATCTCCACCAGCATCAGAAACATACTGGCGTGCTTCCCGCAGCGCCGCCTCCAGCGCCTCGATGCGGGCTAAGGCATTTTTCAATTCAAAACCCAGTTCTGCTTCGTTCATTTGTCTTGCTCTGGTGCGATGCCTAACTTTCCGCGCGCCTCACGAAACCACACCGTCGCTTCATCAGGCATAAAGCCACCCTTGTTCGCCAAGATGACTTCAATTTCGTGAACGCTCAGACCACTGTTGCGGTACGGTTGATCAGCCATAATAGCGCGAAGGTTTGCGAAGCCGTTCGGCTCCCGCAGCGCCGCCTCCAGCGCCTCGATGCGGGCCTTGGCGTGCCCGATATACTTTTCCTTCAGATACAAACTGGCCTCCAACGTCGCGATGCGGTCGTTCTTCTGGCGGACAATTCGCGTGGTCATTTGTCCTGCTCCAGAATCATCGTCTGCACCTCCACCGATACTTTCCAACCATCACCTTCCGCATGTTGTGCCGCGTGCAGACGTTGCTCTCGGCGCTGGCGTAGACCTGCTTGCTTTTCTTGGCCGGTCGCTGCTCCCCCTCCTCGGTAGCAGCGACCGGCGGCGTTGCAACAGGCGCCTCGGGCACGATGCGCTCTGTCACTACCGGCTTGGACATCGCCGCCACCGGCGGCGCAACCATATCAATTTGCCTGACCATGTCTGTCTTCTTGACGACCGAGGTCTGCACTTCGTCCGCCACCTTCGGCACCTCGATGCGCTCATCTCCCGGCAGCCGCTGAATCGCGAACACCATCAGGAGCGAGGTCATCGCGGTGAAGGCGAGCACGAGCTTTGCAGGTGTCATGCTGCTACTCCCTTGCGGCAGCCACTCAGACAGCACACGCCACTGCGTTGGTATGCGCAGGCTCCTCGGCTCTATCGTGGTCAGGGAAGTCAACTATGTCCCCATCTTCTGCCTGAAGTCGGCGCAGGTTTCGCGGATCGCGCCTGACAGCGCGCTGACCTGCTCAATCAGGGCTTGGCTGTGCTTGCCCTTCTCGCGGATCGCCTCGGATGTTTCCTTGATGATCTTCATGTCGGCATCACACTCGACCAGCACCTCGGCCAGTTTGTTTGCGGTGTCGCGCACCATCGTGCTGGTCTCGGCAACCATCCGCTTCATGTCAGTGTCGTATTCGACCAGCTTGGCGGCGATCTGTTCTGCCATGCCCTTCACTGTCTTGCCCATGTCCTCGACGCACTGGGCGGTGGCTTCGTACTGAGTCATCACCGCTTCAGCCGACATGCGGCCGAGGTCGCTGAGATTGTGCTTGATTGGCATGGCTTTCGGATCGGTGAACTTGCGGGATAGCTCATGCTCGACCTCGTGGATAACATGCAGGCGGTCGTGCGGGATGACGGATGTGGTGGTCATTTGATTTTTTCCTCAGATGGCTTCGAAGATCGAGATGAATTCAGATGCGGTGGTATTGTTGTCGAAGCGCGCAATCACGCGCCCATGGCAATTGTTGTTCCGCATCTCGATCCCCTTCGCGTAGGAGTAGCGGAAGTAATACGCCTTGCCGGTTGCCAGCGATTTGAACCACGACACGTTGCCGATCTTGCCACCTTTGCGGTCGCTGATTTGCAGATCGGTACCGTACTCGGTGACCAACAGCTTCAGCATCCGGACGGCATCGGTGACGTTGCCGCCGTGATGGCGCGCTCGCACCATGACCGCGCCGACGTATTGGTTCATCGCTTGTGGGGTATTTATCAGCATTATTCTTTTGCTCCTTTGGTCCGTTGATAGCGTTGGTAGTAATCTTGAGCGAGTGCAAACGGATCAGCGATCCCGTGTGCGGCCCACCATGCAAGCTCGTCACCGTGATGGTGCTGAGCCATGTGGTGCTGGTGCCGGAGCGGCAAGGCCCAACGATCATCAGGCCTGCCCCATCCGCCGGTCTTGCCGTACTGGAATGACGTGGCACGCAAGTGCGCCGCGTCGCATGGTGGCGCCTGCAGACATCCGCAGGCGCAGCGCTGCTTGCGCAGCCAAGCGAGATAGCCGGGATCAGTTAGCCTCGGCTGTCTCTGTCTCAACGTCACCGTTTACCTTTCGGCGACTTGCGGTCTGGCGGGAAGATGTTGTCTTCTTGCCCTTCACCTTGCGCTGGCGCGGCTTGTTCTCCGGCAGGCTGACTGCGAACTGCTGAACCAGCGCTATGAAGGTTTCCGCTTCCGCCTTGGTCTCGATTGTCGTCGGGTCCACGTGCAGGAGCATCCGGCCCTCGCTCAGGGTCAGGAGCATCTTTGCGTTCTTCGGTACGTCCATCTGGGTCTTCCTTTATGATGTCACCCTCGATGATGTGGCTGCTACGCATTGACGCCTCGCGGGTCACGTGATCGGCGTCGAAGCCTCGGACGTGGGTCGCCTTGGCGTCCTTCAGCTTCTGTGCGTAGGCAGCAACCTTGTCGGCCACCGGGGTGACATCGGTGGCAGCCATGGCGTCGGCATAGTACGGGTCTTCCGGCGTGTAGGCGCCGAGGATCACGTCGGGGCAATAATTCCGGGCCCATTGCCGCGACGCCGAATAGAACAGCTGCACCTCCGGGTCCTTGTCCCACAGCGGCGAGCCTTTGACGTTTCCCTGCTCGTTGCGGCCGCGCGCGTCGCGCAGCTTACCCAGCGGCTGCGAGGTGTAGTCGTGCGGCTGCGTCTCTCCGTGGAAGGTGGCCCACACCTTGCAGCGCCGGTCGTCATCCTCCTCGCCGCCCTTTTCCCAGACACCGTTAACAAGATGTCCGATCTCGTAACGCATCCTCCCTTTGATCGGCGCGTTGCGCTCGATGATCGCGTGAATCATCTGGCTCTCATACGCGATGCGCTCGACGCCCTTGTTGCTCACCACGTAGGACTTGTTGATCACCGACATGATCGGCATGCGCCACTCCAGCGCCTGAAGGATCAGCGCGTGGCACACGCCCATCTTGCCGCGACAGTGCACCGGCACTGCCACCTCGCCGCGCGACAGCCGCAGGGCCATCACGTCAACGTCGTTGACAGTGTTGATCGTGACGCCGCCCAGCGTGGTGCCGATCTGAACAGCGGCGGCTTTCACCATGTCGGTGCGCTGCTCAATGTTCGCGAGATTATCTGCCATGTCAGGCATTCGGTTTGCTCCTTTTCTTCGGCTTCTTTGTCTGCTTCGCCGTCCAGTCTGCCGCGATCTTGCGTTCGCGTTCGACGTTCAGGTCCTTTTTCTTGACGAACTGTTCTTCATAGCCCATCGCGGTCACCACTGCAGCAACCGTATGGTGCTGCGGATTGCGCGTCGAACCATGGAACCAGCCGACTAAGGTTGCCTTCGAGACGTTCGAAAGCTCGTGCACGATGCCCAGTTTATCAAACAGTTTCTCGTCCTGCACAATGGTACGGACGCGGTCCACCACAGGATTTTTGTCCACGTACTGGTAGGTCCGATAGATGCGTACCCACTTAGCCATGCGCTTCACCGTTGGCCTTCGCCTTGGCGGTCAGCGTGTAGCCCTCGCCAACCTTCTTGATCAGGTTGTCCCGTTTGGCTCGGTCCATCACGCCTGACAGTGACTTGGGAGACATGCCGTGGCCACGCAGGATCGACTTCAACTCGGCGACCGGTAGCGGGCCCGAGCCCAGTGCCAGCCGTAGTAAAGCCGGACCCGATCCCGGCGCCGCCCGGCCGTTTGGACCACGCTGGACATCAGGAGCAGACAGCGCCGTCACCTGATACAGGCCCTCGGCGTTGCGCTTGAGACCGAGCTTGCCGATGGCATAATAGACGCGATGGTCCTTCATGCCGGTGGCGTTGATCAGGTCGCGCGACTTCATCGGGCCGTTGGCCAGCGCCTTGAGGATCGCCTCCTCCGGAGAGCCGTTCAACTCGGCTGCCGCCTGCTGCAGCTTCTCCTTGCCGGGCCCCTTGCCACCCTCCCCGAAATCCAGATCGAGCTTCGCCACGCCGGGCATGTCGTGCAGCTTGCGCAGCACGGTGCCGAGCGCGATCTCTTCTATCTCCAGTCTCACCGAAAAAGTCTTAGCCATTATACCAATCCTTCATGCGTCAATCTCGCCATGATGCGCTCGCGTTTGTCTTTGCCCATGCCCAGCGGCTGCAGCGGGTTGTCCTCGCCCGGCCCCGGCCAGTGTCCGGCCTTGATGCTCGCGCTGATCCTGCGCAGGCTGTCGCGGTTTTGCTGGCGGCCCAGCCCGAGATCAACGTCTGTCAGCGGCGCCATGCGCGCGCAGTACGGCGCCTTGGTCTCGACAAACATGCACATGAAGCCGTCAAACGGCTGGCCGAGTCCTTCGCAGACTTCGGCGATCAGCGCAGCCTGTTGATTGTAGCCATAGGTGTGGATGCTGTTCTGCAGCGCGACCGTTGTCACGTCGGCAGCGGTCTTCAGGTCTACGAACTCGGGACCGTCGGACGGGACCACATCGGGCCTGACTTTTAACCAAAGGTTGCTTTCTTGGTCCCAGAAGAAGCCAGACGTTTCGACATGGCCACGCAGCAAGCCATCCTTGACCAGCGCCAAGATGCGCAGCGACTCGGCCATCTTGACGATAGCGTTCAGTATCTTGACCGTGACGATGGTGAAGCCCTTGGCCTCATGAAACGCGACCCACTCCTTGCAGTAGTCGGCGCCCATGTGCCACTTCTTCATTTCGCCCTTCGGGCCCGGATATTCTTCGGGCTGCGCCGCATACTTCTGACGGAAGTTTGCTTCGCCGAGCAGGAGATAATGCGCGCAGCCGCCAAGCAGCATGGCGTTGGTGACCTCGCGCTCCTCGCGCTGCGGATTCTCGGCCCAGAACGCAAACATCTTCGCGGGCGAGTGGCTCCAGCACGTGCGCAAATCAGTGCTCGACACCGACGGGCCAGAGCACATTCCGGCGCTGTGATAGCGCTCAATGGGGATGTCGCTGACCCAACCGTTCTCTGTGATTGGCTTGCCATCCCATTTTCTGACTTCCACTTTTTTGCTCCTTTTTTGAAATTGTGGGGGTGAGCAACAGCGCTCACCCCCGATTAGCCTGCCTTGACCAGCACCACCCCGCCTCGCCGAAAAACGCCTCGACTAGATCGGACTGGACGGACCTTGCCTGCCTTGCCTTGGCACTCCAGACTAAGCCTCGCAACCGCCCGGCACGGACTAGCCGCGCATTGCGTCGCCACGCCTTGCCTGCCTTGCCTCGCCAGCCTCCCGACTAGCAATGCCTGAACTGACATCGCCACTCCGAGACCAGCCTTGCCAAGCCTGCCTTGCCATGGCTTGCAGTAACGCGACCAACCTAACCCAGATCAGCCGCGCCCCGCCGTGCCTGCCTTGCAGAGACCAGACGCGCATTGCCTTGCCTGACCAGAACACGACATGACACTCCCGACTCTGCCGCACCCAGCCCGGCCATGCCTGCCTTACACCGACGTGCCGGACACCGCCTTGCCGTAGAGTGCCAAGCCACGCCTGCCTTGCCTTGCCTTGCCTCGCCGCAACAGACCAAGCCTCGCCTGAACCTGACTGACCTAGCCACGTCGCGCCGCGCCACGCCTGCCTTGCCTTAGCCCTGCAGCGCTTTGCGATGCGAAGCCTGAACCAGACACGCCGTGCCTGCCTTGCCGTGCGCCGACTTACAACGCCATCGCCGCTCCGGGCCTTGACCGGACAAGCCATGCCTGCCTTGCCACGCGCGGACCTGCCTGACCGAGTCGAGTCATACAATGCCACGCCTCGCCTGCCTTGCCTTGCCTTGCTCGGCCTCGCCATGCCCCGACTTGCGCAGCCGGGCCTTGCCGTGCCTCGCCTGCCTTGCCATGCCTGACTACGGCCCCGACACGCCAAACCAGAACGAGCCATGACCTGCCTTGCCAATAGTCTTAACCTACGCGTGCCCCGGAAAACCGCCCGAAGCCTCGTACCGTGCGCGCCGCGCAGCGATCATTTCTCTTGCTTGCCTGATCGCGTTGCAGATATCACCGAATACCTCTAGCCGCCGCTCGTAAGCAGCTAGATCATTTTCCGCTTGCTTCAGCGCTATCGCCTGCAGCGCGCTGCTTTCGAGCACCTCCTGCACCGTGCGAATATTGCGACCGCCCTTTTCTGACAGGCTGATGAACGCAGGCAACCGCCTGTCGGCATCGCCCTTCTTCTCAGCGCGCTCGACAATATCAACGCAGCCGACAAGCTCGCGCGCCTGCTCCTGCCGATACTTTTCCGCCGCGATGGTGTCGCGCCATTCAAAGAAGCGATGCAGGTAGTGCTTGTTGTTGCGCGCAGCATCGAGCACGGTCTTTGAATTGCACCGGCCCTTGGTCTGCTCCCTGATTCTCGCCAGCGCCTCGCCGATCTTTTGTGGATCGGCTTTAGCGCCTCCCTTGATGACGAGAGGTTTGTCCTTAAAAACGTATCGGATCATGTTGTGATTACTCCGCTGCTTCCAGAATGTCGTCTTCCTCACGCTTCGGCAGCGGCCCCTTACCCGCCGCGAATTTTTCCCAAGCCTCACCCTCGGCGAGGTTGGCCATGCGGAACGCGCCAAACATGCCACGTTTTTCGTTGCGCCATTCGCCAATGCCCACCCCAGTGCCAGACTCGTTGATGAGGAAGCCAAGCTGCTGACCGTTGAGCACCGCGCTATTGAACTTGCCGGTGATTCTGACCGCCCAGTGCGTGAACTGTCCGCGATAGGCGAGCGATGCCTTCTTGTTCAGGCCAGCACCGACGCGAACCATGTCCTCGCGCATCTCCGGATCGCCGGAGTAGATGCGCACCAAGGGCATGTCACAAATCGCACCAGCGAGCGCTGGCCTGACGCGAACCAAATTTGCGTCGAGATAGAGTGCGCTCATCACGGTCGTGCGTGGCACGCCCTTGTCCTTGTGCGCGGCAGACAGAATCGCGTTCTTGATTCCGGTGACCGGGAAACCATAGATCGGTTTGCCTTTGACGTGGCCCATCTCATAGAGCGAGTTCACGAAGTCATCATGCGGATCGCGGGCTTCCTTGCCGCCCTTGGTACCCTTGACCTGCTTCTGCAGCATCTCCCGCTTGGCCTTCTCGGACCATGCGTGCGTGATCAGCGGCGTACCGCCAACCAGCCAGATGCGGAAATGCTGGTAGGCCACCTCGGTGGACATCAACTCGGCGAGGTTGATCACCCCCTTTGTTGTGATGGGGGCGGGCTTCTCGGTCTTCTTCTTCACTGCCATTTGGTCTCTTGCTCCTTTGAAAAATTGAAATTTGGATTTTGGCAACAATCAGCATATACGTAATAGAAATGTGATTGTAAACAGCTTCGTGCTTTGGCACATAGGCATTGATACGAGGTCGAACTTGATGAGCACAACCAGCAACGTCGTGTCACGCAGAAACCCCTTGATGAGCAAGTACATGAAGAGATCAGAGCGTGGTGAGCACCGGGACGACGTGATGAAAATGATTTTCGCACGGGCCGGGTTTGCGGCGGCGGTCGCCAAGCATCTCGGCATCTCACCGCAGAACGTCTCGGCGTGGAAACGAGTCCCGGCCCACCACGTGCTCGATCTGGCGCCGCTACTGGAGATGACACCCGAGCAGATTCGCCCGGACGTTTTCAAAAGGCGAGCTTGATGATCTGGACCGAAGAAGCGGACAGTCTGCTGATCAAGTTGTTCGACGAGGGCGGATCATACGGCTACGTCGCCGAGGGCATGAAGGCGAAGGGCTACAACGTCAGCCGCAATGCCATCGCCGGGCGCCGCTTTCGCATCGCGGAGAAACAGAATCCTTTCCGTCGCACTACATCGCAACCGACGAAGACAACGCCACCGAAAATTATCCATCCTATCAACCAGCCAAGGAGCACGCGCATGACCGACAAAGCAGCAACCCCGCAGGCTTCCGTCACAGAGAAAGACCTCGAAGCCCTTCGAGTGTGGAAAGGTGTCGATTACCTCGACCTGCCCGCCAACGGCTGCAAGGCAATTCTGGATCGACCACGCGCTGGAAAATGGTTGTTGCAAAAGGTCTGCGGAAAGCCACGCACCGTTGATGCCAACGGCTCACGGTCGAGCTATTGCCGGGTGCACCTGCGCCTGTACAGCAACCACAATGTCCGGAGGCTTGGTTGATCAGCCAGAAGACCAAGGACAAGCAGAAGCTCAGGGCGCGACGCGAGAAGGCACTAGCAAAGCAAATCCGCGCGCTGCCCAAGAAAAAATACTGCGTGATCTATGCGGACCCGGAGTGGCGGTTCGAACCGCGCTCCCGCATTACCGGGATGGATCGCGCTGCCGACAACCACTACGCCACCTCGTCGCTGGACATCATCAAGTCGCGCAACGTGCTGAGCATCGCCGCCCGGCACTGCGTGTTGTTTCTCTGGGCCACAGTGCCGATGCTGACGCAGGCGCTGGAGGTGATGAAGGCTTGGGGCTTCAAGTACAAATCGCACTGGGTCTGGCTCAAGGACAAGATCGGCACCGGATACTGGAATCGGAATACGCATGAGCTATTGCTGGTCGGTACCCGTGGCAGCATTCCGGCTCCGGCGCCGGGCACGCAATGGGCGTCGGTGATCACGTCGCCGCGCGGCAGGCACAGCGAGAAGCCGAGTGTCTTCTACGATATGATCGAGGCCTATTATCCGACGCTGCCCAAGATCGAGTTGAATGCCCGCAAGGTGCGTGTCAATTGGGATCGCTGGGGCGCCGAGGCGCCGAGGAGCAGGCGATGATAAAAACCAAGCCGACAACCAAGTACGACGCGCTGCACTACCTGCTCGGTCAGTACGGCGACAACCAGATGACGCGCGAGACATTCTGGCAGGAGATGAACGCGCGCGGCTACACGCAGGACGACATTGACAGCTGGTGCGAGCAATACCACGAACTCAACAGGAGGAAGGACGATGAGCGAGAAAAAGATCGGGCCACGCGAGGCGCAGCTGCGCGCAATGCGCGAGGCGAGGGTCGAGGCTAACAAGAAGATGATGGACAACGCCTTCAAGCAGAAAAAGACCGAGACCCGCAAGGGCGGCAAGGTGGTGGTGCAGTTCAAGCCGTCGAAGCGCAGCGGCAGGGGTCGCTAGGTGCCAAAGTGGTCAGAGGAGCAGCACGGGCGGTTCTTGCAGCGCCTCAAGGCGTCATCGGATGCGGTGTTCGCGGTCGCGAGGTATCAGCACAACCGAGGGCGCGGTGTGGAGATTCCGCCACTGAGACTGGCGCCCAGTGCGGCAGTGAATATGAAATATCTCGATGGTGGCGACCTGTTTATCCTGACCGACGACCGGCGCCTGCGTGTCGAGGTCAAGCATCGCCAGCGCCATTTTTCGTCAGCCGAAGACTGGCCTGATCCGCATGTCTTCGTCAGCAACGTCCCTGCGGTTGATCGCAACGGCGTGGTCTACGCCTACGCGGTTGTGAGTATCGACTTCGCTCATGCGGCGGTGATCTACGGATCGACCAAGCCAACGTGGTATATTGTCGAGCGCGTGCCGTCCAACACTGGCGTTGCCGAGCAGGTCTATTGCTGCCCGATGGAGAAGGTTGAATTCATCAAGCTGAACGAGGTTGCGGATGGATGATTTATTCGACGGTGATCCCGAGGACACCAAGAAGCTCCGCGATGAGGCGCTGCGCCGTGTCACCGAGCACGGCGGCAACTGGCAGCGTCGCGCGCTGATGGCGCTGCATCTGATCCCCGGCTTCGAGGGCACCGCCGAGGACATCAGGATCAGGCTGCGAATGAAAGGTCTCGAAAAGCCGCACCATCACAACGCATGGGGCGCCATGATCATGGAAGCGATCAAGCAGCGGCGCATCATAGAGAACGGCAAGCGGAAGCACATGAAGACGTTGCCAAGCCACGGCAGGGAGACCGACGTTTATGTTGTGCTGACGGCGCCGTTGCCAAAGCCATGAGAACCTTCACCGGCACGGTACTAGCGCTCGATCTCGCAACGACAACCGGCTGGGCGTTCGGTGCTCCCGGTCACCTGCCGGAGTTCGGCCACCTGCGCTTCACCAAGAAGGGCTCCTCGCGCGCCGAGACCTATCGCGCCTTTCGCAATTGGCTCGATATCACGTGGGGCAAACGCGGTGAGATGCCGGACTTGATCGTCTATGAGTCACCGGCGCTCAGCATGCACATGGGCGGCAAAACCAACATCGACACCACGCGGTTGTTGATGGGACTGGCTGAGCATCTGGAGGAGTGGGCCCACGGCAGATGCGATCTGCGCGAAGCCACGGCGTCACAGGTGCGCTGTCACTTCATCGGCCAGAACCTGCGCGCCTCGATTGCCAAGCCGATGGTGCTGGAGCGCTGTCAGGCGATGGGCTGGATGTGTGGCACCACCGACGAGAGCGATGCCTGCGCGCTGTGGGATTATCAATGTTGCTGGCTCGATCCGCAGATCGCGGCGAGATCAACGCCGCTGTTTTATCCGAAGCGCGGACCGACAACCTTCGAAGGGTAATAGGGGGCTGAATTCTCGAAGGCCGCCGGTCCTGCTTCAGTCAACAGAAGATCAAGATGCCTTGCGCGTCTGCTGCTGAGCGTTGTCGATCAGGCGCGTGAGCGACTGCTGACCGATATTGAATGCGTCGTGCCAGTAGGAAACGATCTGATTTCCCAGTGCCATCTGGCGCTGCCAGACTTCCATCTGCGCCGTGGCCAGTTCGGTGAACCGGGTGGCGCCATCCTGCACCAGATGCTCGACGGCTTTTTCTTCCCGGCGCCGGTCAAGGGTGTGGTTGGTGTTGCTCTGGGTCGCGTCCGTCATCAACAACTCCTTTGGTTGGACATTAAGGGTGGGGGGTTAGTGTCCGCCTTTAACCAACGCGCGAATCACTTGTCCAGTTGCACTGCGAAGAATTCACAGATTCTGTGTGACACGCGCGTGTAATTTGAAAGTGAGATTTAGCTGCGCGACTAAGACAGAAATGCTTCCCCAAAATATCGTAGGCCTCGCGTGACCTGCCACGAGATTTTGTGGCAAGCGATTCCAGTGTCGGGTAGCGGACATTTTTTTTGGGGGACGGAGTCAGATTCAGTTTGACGGCGGCGATGCTCGCGGCCCATCCTGAAAACAGCGAGGGCCAAGGCTGCGCAACACGAGCCTTGACCCTCATAATCCGACACCTTTGTTCAGAGCAAAGGCTGGATCGCCTGTGCGAACCATAATGGTCAAGCACAGCGCCTTCAAGCCCCCAGCCAAAACAAAGTTCCGGTCATCAACGTGATGGGAGCGGCATTCATTGCCGGTCCGGGTGCGCGATTGGTGGTTGCAATGAGCCCGGACGAGCGGCGCGTGTACAGCGCAGTTTTCCCCACCTGCTCCTTGAGTCCTGTTCTCTCCGCTGGGTTTCTCAGCGGTCTGCGGGAGCAATGGCGAACACTGGGATTCGCTACTGTGGGGAGTAAGTGGGGGAAACCTTAGCCAGAGGCTACCAGTGAAGGAAGTAAGGAAAAAGAAGACAGTAGTAGTTGTTGAAAGAGTCTGATGGCCCACAACCAAAAGGAGCACACCGTGAGCGAACAATTTCTCGTCAGGAAGCGAGGATTAAAACCAAAGGCCCACTACTGGAATGACGGAGACACGCTTTGCCGAATGGCATCGACCGGTGGGCTAAAATTATCCCGCTACTCCCTCCGCGAGAGCAACGACGGCAAGGAGATTTGCTGGATGTGCCTGCAGCGAAAGGAGCCGCGTCTTGACCGTCATGCGATGCACGAAGTGCGATGTTGAGCACGAGGTCGATACCAACCAGATCGGTTGGTCAACGATGTGCGAGGCCTGCCGTCCAGCATGGGGCATCAAGCAGCGAAGCTGGATGGCCGAGAAGATGAAGGAGCACAAGAAGCGGAAGCAAAGGAGCAAACGAAATGGATGAGGAGGAATCCCACCGCGAGTTTTTACTGCAGGCCCTGCGCGCCGGAGCGCTGCGTTGCCGGGTGATGAACGCCGATCTTGAGACCATCGGCATTGCCCTGAAGGCCAATTTGATCGGCGCCGACACGGCGGTAGCGTGGATTCGCGAGTCAAATTTGATGTGGGTTGTCGGCGCCATCCCTGACGCCGTTGGCAAGGTCGCTCGCACCGCAGAGCCAACGCTCACGGTCCAGATCGAGGAGATGGCCGATGCCGGATGATCCAGTAAGCTACGCCGCTGATCGAGCGAAGTACCTGCGAGAATTGTCCGAGCGTATCGGTGACGTGCTGCAGCGGGAGCGGCTCCCCGATGCGGTGTTCTCGTGTCTCTGGTGCATCGCTCACGCGGTTCAGCAGATGACGCCCGAGGACAAGAAGGCGGTGCGGCCGATGATGTTGAAATTTTCCGAAGAGATCAAAAAGGAGTTGAGGTGATGGATTTCGGTGGTGCAATTCACACGATGAAGGGTGGCGACAGCGTGTATCGCCAGTCATGGGCGCGCGGCATCTTCCTGATGATTCAGAAGCCGGACGACCATTCCAAGATGACGCGGCCCTTCATCTATCAACAGTCGGGTGAGATGGACAGCGGCGTCTGTGTGCCGTGGACGCCAACGCAGGAGGACATGCTGACAGAAGACTGGGCGATGGGAGTCGGCTGATTTAGCCGGGCTAAAAAAAGGAGCAAAACGATGAAGACATTGAGAGACGACCAGCAAGATGCGCTGGAGGCGTTACGCGACGCGGTCAAGGAGGGGCGCCGTCGCATCTGCATGCAGGCCTCAACCGGCTTCGGCAAGACGGTGCTGGCTGCCGCACTGGTGAACAGCGCATTGCAACGCAAGAAGCGTGTGCTGTTCACGGTGCCAGCGCTCGACCTGATCGACCAGACCATGGCGATGTTCGCCAGCCAAGGCATCACCGAGGTCGGCGTGATCCAAGCCGACAACCCGAATTACGATTGGGTGCAGCCGGTCCAGATCGCTAGTGTACAAACACTGATGAAGCGGCAGATTCCAAAGGCCGACGTGGTGCTGATCGACGAGTGCCACATCTGGTTCAAGTTTTACGAGCGCTGGGTAGGCACCAAGGATTTCTGGAAGCCGGAATGGGCCAACGTGCCGTTCATCGGTCTCTCCGCGACGCCGTGGACCAAGGGGCTCGGTGACTGGTTCGACCACTTCCATAAGGCCTCGACCACGCAAGGCATGATCGACGCCGGGCACCTGTCGCCGTTCCGGGTCTATGCGCCGACGCACCCTGACCTGTCAGGCATCAAGATGACGGCAGGCGACTACAACGAGAAGCAATTGGCCGCGCGCATGAACACCTCGCGGCTGACCGGTGACGCGGTGCAGACGTGGCTGCAGCTGGGCGAGGGACGGCCGACGCTGTGCTATGGCGTTGACCGGCTGCATGCCAAGGCACTGCAGCAACAGTTCATCGCTGCCGGGGTGAAGTGCGGCTATCAGGACGGCGACACGCCAGACGCCAGCAAATGGCGCAAGCTGAAGGACAAGGACGGCATCATCATCGGTCGCGAGTTGGTCGAGGGCCGCAAGGCGGTCAGGGAGAAATTCCACAACGGTGAATATCAGGTGGTGTGCAACGTCGGCACACTGACCACCGGCATTGACTGGGATGTGCGCTGCATCGTGATGTGCAGGCCAACGCGCTCCGACATGTTGTTCACCCAGATCATCGGGCGCGGCCTGCGCAATGCTCCGGGCAAGGACGACTGCCTGATCCTCGATCACAGCGACAACCACATGCGGCTCGGCTTCGTGACCGACATTGATGAGAGTTACACCGGGCTGCGCAAGGGCAAGACACCGGAGCACGAGAACCGCACCGAGGGCATCCGGCTGCCCAAGGAATGCCCGAAGTGCGCCTACCTGAAGCCACCGAAGATGGCGCAGTGTCCGGGCTGCGGCTTCGTGGCGCAGGCGGTCAGCAAGATCAAGCCGGACGCTGGCGAGCTTCGCGCGCTGAAGCCGCCGCCGAAGCCGAAGCCGGTGCCGCCGGTTCTTTGGAGCATGGAGGAGAAACGCATCTTCCTTGCCGAGCTACAGTTCTACGGGCGCCGACAGGGCTATCAGAAGGGCTGGGCCTCGAACCAGTACCGCGAGCGCTTCGGGGTTTGGCCAGCGGTGGGCGAGGTCATTCCGCTGCCGCCATCGCCCGATACGTTGAGCTGGATCAAGTCTCGGCAGATTGCATACGCCAAAGCCAAAGCGAAGGAGAATGTGAATTGGACCAGTCAGTGGAGCCGATAGAACTACTGGAGAAGACCTCGCTCTGGTTCACTACGTCAGTTCGAGACGACGACATCGAGCACGAGCGGCAGCAATTAGAGGCGACGTATGATCGTCAGATCGCGCTGTATCGGGTGACGCACGAAATGCGTTCGGGAGTTAATTGCACCTTGGTTGAATGGAGGGTTTTATGAAAAGGAAGAGCAACAATGAGTGTAACTCATATGGCAACGCTGCCGGATCAGATAGCCGAGGTCCGCCGGGAGATTGAGATGCGCAGGCGGACATACTTGCGCATGATTGATCAAGGTCGGATGACGAAGGACGACGCAACCACCAAGACCTCGGTGATGGTCGCGGTGCTGCATACGTTGGAGCGGGCGCGGGAGGAGGCAAACAGCAGAAGCAATAATGGAGCCCACCATGAGTTTAGCGGAGAGACCAGAGAGTCGGTTTGAGTTCGAAGAGGTGGCGACCACAGTCGAAGAACGGTCGAGCGGATGGTGGCTGGTGATCAAGCGGCTCGGGTTATCGCTCTGGGTTGGCACCGAGCGGCCAGCGATCCAGTCGGGGGATTTGCTTTCCATCTCGATCAAGAAGCTGCCGGGGTTGCCGGAGCACTGATAGGTGTCTATGTTCTGCGCTTCCATGCGCCACCGCCTCGGCGGTGATGAGGCTCGGTGAGGTTTGCTCCTTTACTCGACCTTGAGCATTGGACCGGGCGGGCGGCAGGTGAAAGCCTGTCGCCCGTCTGCGTATCTCACGCCTGACAACATCCTGTCAGGCGTCACCCGGAGGAAACAACAAAATGAACATCAGGGAAACGGCGCAGAAAATCCAGAAGCTCAGGCAGACCATCGGCAAGATCAGGGACGCGCGCGGCAACGAGCAGCAGATGGATCAGGCGCTCACCGAAGCCGAGCAGCAGGCAGACCAGTTGTCGCAGGAAGCACAGCTGGACGAACCGAAGCAGGGCGGCTAAGAACGAATCTCTAGCTAGGGGATTTGGACACAAAAAAAGGCCCCGCCTGTCATTGCTGACAGACGGGGCCTTTTTCATTTCAGTTTTTTGGTGCTGAGCAGCATGACGTTTTCAGGCGTGATGCGGTGCGCCACCATCACCCGCAACAGCAAGTCAGCGCTGATCGGGATCGGGTGCTTGTCCTTGATCCAGCGCCGTGACGTGGTCTCGTTGACACCGAGAAGCCTTGCGGCGCCAGCCTGAGACAGGCCGAGTCTGCGGATCGCTGCTCGGTATTCGTTGCCGGTCATTGTGCATTCCTCTTACCTCGTGAAGGGTGGGCCACCGTAGCGGCCTTGGTTAAGCTCAGGCGGGACACGGATGTATCCGCCATTGGCGAGCGCGGCGCCAGCTGGACCGAAGTCCACCGGGACACAGCTTCCCGAGACCTTCATGGTGACGCGGTGTCCGCCGATCTCCTGCGACGGAGGGTTCTGGTAGAAACTGCGCAACACCCACTGGCATTGATCTTCGCTGGGCCAGTTCGAATTCTCGGACGTGACGGCAATGCCGCCGGTGTCAGTGATCGCCAGCACCGATACCAAGAGGCGCCAGATCATTTTGATTTCTCCCTTATGATGAGTTTGCGGACGGCGGCCTTGTCCCTCGCGTTGAGGGTGCCGAGGATGGCGTCGAAGACCCGGCAGATGGCCTGCTCTTCTGTGATGTCCTCCTCGCTCATGTCGATGTGATAGGCCGCGCCTGCGATCATGTCGGAGGCGACGGCCAGCATGATCGCGGCGGTGTCGGTTTCGTCTTCCAGCACCTGAGTGACCAGCACCACCTGCTTGCGGACGCGATCAACCGTCAGCTTGGCAAGGTCAAGCAGGATACGCTCCTGCATTTTTTCACTTGTCATCTCGCGGTGCTCCCTCCTGTTGCGGCTCATCGTCCAAGAAATGATGAACCTGCGGCGTGTCCTTTGGCGGGTTGTGCTGGTCAATCGCGACCAGCATCGTGCACAGACGATCTCGGGTTAATATGATTTTTCCTTTCTCGTTGCCGTCATCGTCGTTTAGAAAGATGTGAACTCTTGGGTCGCCTTCCGTGACGAGCCACCTCATCTTAATCATTTGCGCTGCTCCTTAGTGGCGCCGGTCTGTTGGCCGCGCTCGTTGTAGAAGGTGGTCGTGCCGTTTGACGTACTCGACCGGCCGGTGTTCTGGCCGCGCTCATTGTAGAACGTAGTGTTGCCTCGCGTGTCGGTGGAGGAGCGGCCGGTGTTGCGCCCCATGTTGTCCTGATAGGTGCGGTTGATGGTCTGGCCGTGTGCCTTGTTGCCCCATATCTGCGGGCCGAAGATTTGTTCGGCCATAAAGCAGCCAAAGCCGATGGCAACGGAAACCAGAAACAGAAACACCGCGATCTTGAACAGCCCCTTCAGGAAGTCTTTGAAGTCGAAGCCGGACGGTGCGTTGTTGACGACGTGGCAGAACACTATGAATTTTAATAGCTCAGTCATTGCAGGATGCTCCTTTGGTGGTTGATGAAGTGAAACAGATCGACGGCATCCTGATCGGTGATCGTGATGCCGATGCTCTCCGCATACTCGATCACCATCATGGTGATCTGTGACGCGGGTTGCTGCCCTCGTTTGCGTTGCCGAAGCCACGCCACGAGCGCAGTCATGTCTTGGTCGTTCATTGCAGGCTTGCTCCTTTGGTCAGTAGTAGTTCAACAGAAACAGCGTCACGATGACGATGGCGGCAAACAGCGCCGCCAACGACATCAGCCATATATCCTCGGGTAACATGGCATCAGGCCGCACTTTCTTGCTGCGGCAGCGCGCCCATCTCGATCAGGGTATCGAGCAGGAGTTGCTGCCGGTCGCAGTAGGAGACCAGCGCCTCGCGTCGCAGCGAGATGCAGAGCCTCGGGTGGTACACGTCGTCGGCGCCTGTATTCCAGAAGCGCCGCGTCACAGTCGCCGAGGCATGCGTCAGAACCGCGACATCGTCTGACAACGGCGTGTCAAGCCGCAGCACCGCCCCGCGTCTGCAGATGAACTGGGTAAAGTCGCAGGTGTGCAGCACGTAGCCGGTCGGGCCGTCTTCCATGACGGCCCTCGCGGTCTCGATGCTGGTCAGGATGGTCCGGGCCATCTCGGTCGGGGTCACGGCAGGTGCTCCTGCTCGTGCACCATCTTGAGCCCGGAGGCGTCGAGCAGGCGCCGCAGCTGCTTGCCCATGGCGATGTATTGCTCCACCACGTTGCCGTAGGGCGGCAGCTGGCGGGCCCGGCGGATGTCCTCGAACATCAGCAAGGTATCCTGCACGGCAGTGACCAGCGGCTGCAGGTCCCTGCGTAGTTCGTCCCGCCCGGCCTTGCGCCCGGCGTCGTAGTCGCTGCTCATGTTTGCTCCCTTTGAAAAGAAAAACCCGGCAGCGGGATTGCTGCCGGGCTGAGTTTAATGTCAGCCGTTGCGGATCAGGTCCAGTGCTGCTTTGCCGCTGACCGGCATTCTTTTGGTTTCTCCACTCTTCTTTGCCTTCATCTTGGCGATGCGCCCGGCCGCCTTGGCCTTCTTGGTGGCGGCCTGCTCCTCGCGGATTGCCTCGGCTGCGGCGTCGATCATCTCATCGGCGGCCGCCTCCTTTGCCCGCTTCAGAAAGTCGGGGATATCAGGCACCGGCTCGAACGTCAGCTTGACATCGTTCGGGTTGGTGACCGGGTGCGAGGTGACCTTGACCAAGGGCATACCGGCATCCTCGGCAGCCTCCCTGATCGCCGGGCCGAGCGTGGCGCCGAAGTCAGCGAGGGCAGCATGGGCACGCGGGCGCTTGCTCCGCTCGATGTGGCCCTTGACCGCAGCCACCAGCGTGGAGGCCGGGACCTTGGCCGCCAGTCGCTTGCGTCGCTTCTCCAGCGTGCCGAGCGTGTTGACCGCTCGCCGTAGCCGGGTCTTCCATCGCGCGATGCTCGCGTCGAGTTGCTCGATGGTCTCTTTCTTCTTTCGTGCCATGGTTGGCTCCTTTGGTTGACGATGGGCACAGTATAGCAAACGCACTTCCGCCAAATCGCAGAACGTTGCGATCAGCGTGCAGCATCCGCTGCTATACAAGCAGCAGCTGTTGCGATTTCGAAAACTTGACACGGGAAAAACATAGGGTGAGACGCGCGTGAACCGCGCGCCTCGTGATCGTAAACGCCGACAGTATAGCGGCGCCGTCGGCGAAAATAATTATTCGTCGTCGTTTTCTTTCTCGCCTTCTCCCTCGAAGGCCTCGATGCATTCCTCGCAGAGATACTCATCGACGGCGCGGCAGTAGTAGAGTTCGGTGACGCGCGGGCAGCGCTGGCAGCGATGGGTCATGGGTCCGGTCATGCTCGCTCCTCCAGCATGTCACCGGCGCGCTTGAGCCCGGAGGAATAGCCCTCGTACCAGCCCTCGACGAATTCGCGAGCGACCAGCATCTTGAGCCGCCGCTCGCTGTCGTTCTGATACGACCAGCCGCGCACCTCGGCGCCGTTGATCGAGACGGTGATTTCGCCTGCGTCGTTGTCGATCAGGCGTGGTCTGTCCTGTGTCATTGGTTGCTCCTTTCTCACAGGATGTAATCAGCGGGGCGGGCCTCACCGGCGGCGAACCATTTGCGCTCCACCAAATAGCACGCGGCCAACTCCTCGGCCTCGGCATCGTCGATGCGAACGTCGAGGTAAGACCAGACCGCGACGAACAGCGGCTCGAAGCCGCACTGCCAGCCAACCAGCCGTGCGTTGGCGGGCATGTCCTCGATGGATCGCTCGCTCATCGCATCGTCGATGCAGAACGAGACGTAGGGCAACGCCTGTTCGCGCTGCTCGATGGTGCCGCTCCCCCGGTAGAGATCGCGGGCGAGCTTGAGGTAGTGAGATTTCATTTCGTCCATTTGGTTGCTCCTTTTGGTGGTTGTCATGGCCAGCGCCAGCCATCTGCTTCATCATCCCACGTCATGCCGTCTGGGATCAGCCAGCAATCGCCTTCTTGATAGACGCGATACTTGTTGCCGTTGTCATCGGTGACGACGGCGTGGTCGCAGACATCGCCCCACGCATCCCAGTACTCGGAATGATCGGGACCGGCCGCGAGTGCGGCCCAGTCCTCGTCGCTCACGCCAGTGACACGCTCGCGCGCCACGTTGGAGGTGAAGTCACGCGGGATGTAGACGCCGCGCGCGTCGCTCAGGATCAGTACAGGATCAGGTCTCTCAGTCATCGTGTTGCTCCTTTGGGTTTACGGTGTAGACAATGGCCTTGACGACCTCGGTGCCGCTCCAGCAATTGAGCAGGAGCAGCACGTTGTCTTTGGTGGCGGGCACGTAGATGCATTCTATCGCGACGGGGCCACCGCGCTCGTTGGCGGCCCACTGGGCGGCCAGCTTGGCGCTGGCCAGCGTGGCATGATAGCGGGCGGGATCGCCAGCCAGTTCGAGTTCGTCGCAGGCGTCAACGTAATAGAACCTCACGTGACATCTCCCTCATAGGTGTTGACGAAAATGCCGAGCGCACCGAGTTGGTTGCTGGCCTCGATGTGCTCCTGCCGGTAGCGGTTGAACTTCGCGTTATCAAATTTGTCGTCGTCGTCGTTCAGGACGCGGTTGACGCCGTCCTGCGCCACCGAGCGCGCGGTGATCAGGCGGCTGATCAACTGTGCGGTGTTGAGGTCGAGCGGCTGCGGCGGCTCTGGTTCGCTGTGCAAGGCACGGTCGATCATTGCGAGTATTGCGTTGGCGTCGAGTCTGGTTGGGTCAATCATTTGGTTTGCTCCTTTGGGGTCTTGATGAAAGCACGAATGCGAACCTGCAGCGCAGTCTCACTGCTACGCTTCAGGCTGCGCCAGTATGCCGAGCGCGGGCTGCGCTGCATGACGCGCGGTTCGCCCTGCTTGATGCGAACCTCAACGTCACCGGTGGTGCCGCTGACGCGATAGGTCTTGTTGTTGTACTGAACGATCATGGCTTGCTCCTTTGAATGGAAACCGGCGGCACGATTGCCGCCGGGTCTTTGTCAGTGAACGCCAACGTCGATGCAGCGTGCGCCCCACGGGGCGGTCTCCATCAGGCGCCTGACGTTCTGCGGGTAGCCGTGCACGGCGAACAGCACCGGGCACTGCGGTTCGTCACCGCACGACTTGTAGAATTCCAAGTCGGTGAAGCAGATGATCAGCGAGGCGTCATCGTGCTCGGTTGCCACGTAGTCGAACAGCGGCGCCATGTCGGTGCCGCCACCGCCTCGGGGGTCGAACTCGATTTCGTCGCCGCTGTTGTACTCATCCACGCGAGTAACCCGCGTGTCGCCATAGATCGCGATGACCTGATCGACCACGCCGTCATCGAGCAGCGCCTGAGCTTCATCGTTGACGAGGGCCAGCGCGACTTGGTCGCACGAGCCCGAGGTGTCGATCAGGAAGCATGCCTTGTTGACGCCGTCCTTCTGGGTGGACGGCAGGATCAGGCCGCGACCCATGAAGCGCCGGTTCGGTCTTGACCAAGTCTCGACCCTGAGCGCGCCCTGCTCCGCGAATTCGCGAAGCTCATCCCGCCAATCGCGCGGCGGTGAATTGGCGCGCTCGATGTCGCGGGAGACGTAGCCGGGCAGCTGGCCAGCGGCCTTCGCCATCGACACCGCCTGCCGGACCTTGCGCTCCCAGTCGCTGTCCTGTTCGGCGATCTCGTTGGCATCGCCAACCGAGTCCAGCACCTGACCGCACTGGCCGGGATCGCCGGAGGCTGCCGGATCGGGCGAACCGGATTGCTCCGGCTCGCCTTCACCGTCGGCCTCGCCTGCCTCGCCGAGCCGTGGCTCGCCAGTGCATGCCAAGCCACGCCGCGCCTTGCCATCAGCACCGTTGCCGGTGCCGTCGCCGGGTTCGGTGCCCGGTTCATCACCGGACGCCTCGCCAGCCTCGTTGCCAGCCTCGCCGGGTGAGTTCCCGGCGCCGGGGGCATCTTCCTGCCCCTCATCGCCTTCGCCCTCACCAGCGGCCTCGCCAGCGGTTCCATCGTCGCCCTGTCCGGGCTCATCCGGGTTCTGTCCGGGTTCGTCCGGGTTCTGATCCGGGTTGGTGTCGTCGCCGGGCTGCTCGGGCTCGGGTTGCGGCTGCCGCGAATCCAGTTCGCGCGATCTATAAATATCCTCGGCTGACATGCCGCGATACTTCGGGTCGATCAGCGCGCCCTTCGGCAACGTGAAGCCCTCGTCGATCAGGTCGATGTTGATCGCGTAGTCGCAGGCGATATTCCAAAGCTCGGGATCGCGCCCGTTGCGACGCGTGCCGTGATGGCGCGCATCGTGTTCTGATTCGTGCACCTGCACGCCGAGCACTTCGTCCTCGGTCAGTTCAGAGATGAACTTCGGATTCCAGAAGTGCTGCTTGCCGTTGGTGGCGGCGGTCGGAAACTTTTCCGAGATCACCGGCTCGACGTTGGCGACCAGCACGCCGTAGAATTTGCGCTCCAGTGATAACCGGACGCGCGCCTTCTCGATGCGTGACATCGCTTTGGTGTTGAGGTCTGACATGGTTTGCTCCTTTGTTGATTGATGGTCACTGTGATGCAGCGGGACATGCCCGCTGCACTCAGTGATCAGCCGAATAGTCCGGAGACTGCGGCAACGATTTCGTCTGCGGACTTCTGCACGGCTTCGCGGGCGCCGTCGTTTTCGCGCAGGCTCTTGGCGTCCTCGGTGCAAAGCTCGGCTTTGATCCGCTTGGCGATCTCATCGAGCTTGGCATCGCCCACCAGATTGAAGGCGGGCAACAGATCGGCGAGTTCGCGAACGTTCTCGACTAGCGAGTCCCTGAACACGCCGCCTAACTCGCCGGGCGCCCGGTTCGAGTAGGCCGTCAGCTTGTTGGCCATGTGGCCAACCACCGAGACGATCCGTTCGACCGTGTGCGCCATCGCCTTGTCAACCACCGTGGAGGTGGTGACCTGCAGCTGCGCCCTGATCTCAGCCACCGTGTCATCGTCCAGCTCGCTGCGGAAGTCGGCAGCGTCGGGGAATGGCAGGATGGTCAGATCAAGATTGAACTTGCTGCGGATGTCATCGGCCGACGGGTAGTCGCCGTCATTGAACAGGCCGTTCAGCGCCTTCTTGCGCTCCTCGACGAATGCCGGGTAGGCCGCACAGAAGCGGTCGGCGGCATCGTTGAATTCACGCTTCAGGGTGCGAAACTCATCACTGAATTTCGAGAACAGCGCGTTGGGCAGAATGCGCGGGCCATCGTCGGCCCACGGCTGCGTCATCTTGTAGTGCAGCATGCGCGCCTTGCTCACCATGCCGGTGAGTTCAGCCAGATGCTCGGAGGCGATGAGCAGCTTGTTGTAGCGCCCGGCGTCGTCGGCCGCGTGATACTTGCGGTTGGTTTCGTCGGTGACCTTGCGGTCGAGCTTGCGGGCAGTCCACTGCGAGATGTTGACCGAGACCAGAACGGCCTTGCGTGACAACGGCGTGGTGATTTGCATCGAGTTCATGGTGTTGCTCCTTTGAGAATGAAAAGCGGCGCCGGGATTGGCGCCGCTGCTCGATCACTGGATGACCAAGTCTTGGTTGGCGACGGCCCACTGACCGTAGGTCGCCGTGTTTTTTAGTTTGGCATCGCGCAGCGTTGCGTCGTGCACCACGAGGATTTGTGATTCACGCGGCAGTCGCTGGGCGTATTCGACGATGGCCGGGAAGGTCTTCTTGGTGGCCATGCGACCGAGCGCCGTGCAGATCGCAAACCGGACGCTCGGCTCGGTCGGCACTTTCGCGTCGGCCGGGTTGGTGAGGATGTCGTCGAGCGAGCCGATGGAATTGTAGAGGTCGATGAAGCCATCAAGCTCGGCAGCGTAGGCATCACCGACATGGGCAGCGAATAGCCGCATGCGGTGTTGCTTCGGCGCCGTGACGTACTTGCCGCAGCGCGTCCACGACCGTGGAGTCGGAAACGCGTTCTCATCGCCCTTCGGCATGACGTGCAGCACGTCCTGACCGCGCAGGCGGATGAAGGCGACCAGTTCAGGCGGCACGTCGTTGGCCGTGGCCCAGTTGGTCCACGATGCGACATCGGCCTCGACGAATATGTGCGCGAAACGATTGCGCAGCGCGGTCGGCATCCGTTGCGCCGAGGCGCGGTCACCGACGCGGTTACCTGCCGCGACGATCACCCAGCCCTTGGGCAGGTGGTAGTCACCGACGCAGCGATCCAAGATCAGTTGGAACATGACCGCCATCATCTGCGGCGAGCCGGTGTTGATTTCGTCGATGAACAAGATGCCGAATTCGCCATCACGCTCGACCTGCGGCAGTTCGTCGGGGACGAACCATCGCGTCTTGCCGGTCACCATGTCGGGCACCGGGATGCCGCGCACGTCAACCGGCTCACGAATGTTGGTGCGGAATTCAATCACCTTGCGGTTGGTCGCCAGCCCAAGCTGGCGGACGATGTCCGACTTGCCGACGCCGGGTGGGCCCCAGATCATCACGGGGTCACCGGCGTCGGTCATGAAGCGCAGCATGATCGCTGCTTCGGAAACGGAAACGGTGTGCTCTTTAACGGAGAGGTTTGCCATGTTGGTTGCTCCTTTGATGGCAGGTGGGTTGGTAGTGCATCTTGTCGCGGCGCTGCGGGCTTGAATTGCAAACTGCGTTGTCCCGGTTGGCGCCGCGAAGTAGATGCACTCGCTCGTAAGCGAGTGGAATTTGTTGTGAATGTTTGGAGGCTGTCTGTTCAGCCACGTCGGCCCCCAGTCTGGGCCGTTACAGCCGCGTGGCCAGCCAATGAGGCGTCCCGCGAATTCACCGCCTCAATGCCGCTTCGGGGTTATCGTGGATGGTCTGCCTGACCTGCTGCGCGATCTCCGCACAAATGTTTCCACGTTTTCCCCGCCTCACTGAGACGACCCGCTTTTTTCCATGACAGCCGCCGCCGAGGTGGTGCGCGCTCAGGCCGGGTTTGCTGGGTCCCGGTGTGGGCGCCGGGGTTGCTAGAGGCCCGGTGCCGCCCGGCTGGTAAATGAACCAACCGTAGGACTAGATATACGGGCACCGTGCCCGGTATTCAAGAGCGGCGTGTGATATATGATATTGAGCAATATCAAGCACTTAGGAGGATATCTCGGGCGTGGCGCCCTGTGCACCATGCCGAATGACACGTTCGTGCCAGACAACCCGGGGTGCCCTCGGAGCCAGATTGACGGCGCCGCGCGCGTCGTTCAGCGTGCGCACAGTGATTCGCCAAGCATCGCCGGGGAGACATCGCGTTGACGTTCTGGACCGTGGTGCAAGCACAGCCGATGAACGAGCGCCGAGTGATCATGCATCTCGACCGGCAAGGCTTCACGCACTACGCACCGCGCGAAAAAATCACTCGCGTCACACGCGGCCGCCGCATCCCGTCATCGCGCTACATCTTCCCGCGCTATCTGTTCGTGCTGATCGAGGAGGGATGGCACCGGCTGTTCTCCACCTTCGGTGTCACCAAGGTGTTGATGAACGGCCAAGAGCCCGCACGATTGCCCGATGACTTCGTCACCAAGATGAAAGCCTCAGAGCGCAACGGGCTGATCGAGCTACCGAAGAAATCCAACTTCACCAAGGGACAGGCAGTCCAAGTCACCGGCGGCCTGTTCATTGGATGCAAAGGTCTCTACCAAGGCGCGACCTCCCAGCAACGGGAGGTCGTTTTGCTGAATACACTGGGTCGAATGGAATTAGCGTCCGGTCTCCTGCGCTGATGATGAGAGAGACATGTGTCGTGGCTGATCGGAATCGTTGATTCCGTGGACCGCCGGTAGGCCCTCAAAAAACCCGCTCCACTAAATTAGTGAGGACTTCACAATGGCAAAGGCAGCCAAGGCTGTTGCGCAACCCAAGACGCCGAAGAACTTGTTTCAACCCGGCCACGAGAAGAAGGGCGGCCGCAAGATCGGCTCGGGCAATCACGTCACCCGCGTGCTCAAGGAAGCGATCATGATCGCCGCCGAGATGGAGGGCTCCGATTGCTGTGGCACGGGCAAGCTGATCGGGTATCTTAGACGCGTGGCACGTGACGACAGCCGCACCTTCTGCATGCTGCTCGGGCGCCTGATCCCGGTGCAGGAGAACAATCAGACCGACGTGCGGGTAGAGGTGACCTACCGCAGCGTCGAGGAAATCCGCCGTGAACTGGAAAGCCGGGGTATCGACATCCGGCTGCTCAACCCACCCGAGATCGACAACGAGGAGGAGTTCGAAGATGCGTTGGAGGACGCCAACCAAGATTGACCCCACCCAGCTATTAGACCTGACCGAGGCCGACGAGATCATCAGAGACTACCGAAACGGCGAGTTCGACCGCGCCGAGTTACGCAAAAAGCTGTTGCTGGAGGCCAACGTCCCGGCCGATGCTCTAGAAGACGCCGTGGCGGATGCAGACAATGGTCCAGTTTCTTCCAGTCAAGACTGAGTTCAACTCGACCGAGTTAGCGCTGACTGAGGAGTTGGCAGGCTCCAATGCCCGCAAGCACTTCAAGCATTTCAGGCGCCTGATCCGGCCCAAGATGCTGGACGCGTGGTGGCAAGAGGATGTTGCCAAGCACCTGATGACGTTCTGGGACGACCTTGTCGCAGGCAAGCGCCCGGCCATGGTGCTGCAGGCGCCACCGCAGCACGGCAAGACCGAGCAGGTGAGCGACTTCGTGGCATGGGTGGCCGGGATGAACCCGGACCTGAAAACCATCTTTGCCAGCTACTCGGAAGACCTCGGCGTCCGGGTGAACCTGTCGCTGCAGCGCATCTTCGACAGCCCCAACTACAAGCTGGCGTTCAGGAAGACCAAGCTGAACGACACCAACACCGCGATGGAGGGCTCGGGCCGGTGGATGCGCAATAGCTCGGTGCTGGAATATGTCGGCCATCAGGGCGGCTTCCGAAACACCACCGTGATGGGCCAGATCAACGGCATGGGGCTCGACCTCGGGGTGGTCGATGACCCGATGAAGGGCCGCGCCGAGGCATCGTCCAAGACCGTGCGCGACAAGACGTGGAATTGGTTCACCGACGACTTCTTCGGCCGGTTCTCCAACAACGCGGGCTTCCTGATGATCATGACGAGGTGGCACCTCGACGATCCGGCAGGCAGGTGGCTGGAGCACTTCCCCAACACCAAGGTGCTGCGATATCCGGCCATTGCCGAGCGCGATGAGAAGCACCGCAACAAGGGCGAGGCGCTGTTTCCCCAGCTGAAGCCACTGTCGTTCCTCAATGAACGCCGCAAGGTGCTGACCGAGGCAGGCTGGCAGAGCGTCTATCAACAGACACCGATTGCCGCCGGTGGTGACATGTTTCCGGTGGACCGGTTCAAGATCATCACGAGCTTCAACCGTTCTCAGGTGCGCCGCAGCATCCGCTACGTGGACAAGGCATCGACCGAGGAGGATGGCGCCTATACGGCAGCCGCCCTCGTGCACGACATGCGGGACGGCACCACCGTGGTGGAAGACATGCTGCGGGGGCAGTGGCCGGTGCTGGAGCGGGAGCGCCGCCTGATGCAGGCCGCCGAGGCCGATGACGCCTCCTGCAGGCAATACTCGATCTGGTTCGAGCAGGAGCCGGGCTCAGGCGGCAAGGAGAGTGCCGAGGCCTCGATCCGCAGGTTCAAGCAGTTCGGCGCCTTTGCCGACAAGGTGACCGGCGCCAAGGAAGTGCGCGCCGAGCCGTACGCCGGTGCCGTGCAGAATGGCGATGTCTCACTGGTAGCAGGCGAATGGAATAGGGCGTTCCTCGATGAGCACGAGCAATTCCCTTTAGGAAAGTATAAAGATCAGGTGGACGCGACGGCGGGGGCGTTTAACAAACTCGCTGAGAGCATGCGCAAGTACGATTCAAGTTTAGATTGGGTTGGATGAAAACACAACTTACACAAGAGATAGCACGCGAGCATCTGAGCTACAACCCGAGCACCGGTTTGTTTGTTTGGAAGAAGCGCGATCTTGATTGGTGGAATACTCGCTACGCAGGCAAGCCAGCGTTCAACAGCATGCACGTTGTCGATTGTTAACAACAAGACAATCTGGCTGGGCACGTTCGGTACACAAGACGAGGCCATTGCAGCGCGACAGGCAGCCGAGCGTGAACACGGCTTCACCGAGAGACATGGGAAAGAATGAGCCGCACCTTTGACCGCGACAACATCTGGGCGCGCATCGCATGGGCCATGCCGCGCGAGTTGGTGTACTGGTGCGCCGTCCGTCTGGCCGTGCACGCCACCACCGGGGAGTGGAGCGGGCAGGAGGTGCCATCGCTGAAGCTGATGGACGCGCTGGACCGTTGGAAAAAACCTGAGAAGCCGAAGCCATGATTGTTGTTGTGAGAGATGGATCGGTCGAGCTTTACAGCTACGACACCGAGCACAAGACCGAGGGGCTATCGCCCGCGCAGGCAGACTTCGACGACGTGAGGGACGCATTGCGCGAGGCGCTGGCGTATCTGGGCGACGACGATGGCTAAGCACGACACGCTCTTCATCGACCTGTGGAAGACCCCGCGCGATGAAAGCTGGCGCGAATGGCTCAAGGAGCAGGCGCGCAACGGCATGACGTGGGAGTGGGAGGCACAGCCCATCGCTGATCAGATCAAGCTGACCAAGTGCACCAACGTGCCAGAGGAATTGCCGCCGTGGCTGGAAAGAAGATGACCGACGACGAGATCAGGGACGCTGTCGAGATCATGAAGCAGCGCGCCTTGAGGGTCGCCGCCAACACGATGTCAGCGGATAAGCATGTCGGGCTGATCAACCTGATCATCGAGGTTGAAGCCTTATCGCGAGGCCTGCCACCGAAGCGACCGCGTGAGGACATCTTGGCTGACATCGAGCGCGAGCTTGCGCGCGTGCGCAATGGTTAAGAAGATCGAGCGCGTGCTGTTGCGCTGTACTGCGTGCAAGGCGACCCGCTCGATCACCATCAAGACATTCGCCAAGGGTCTGCCGTTCTGCCCGAGGTGCGGCAACAAGGAAGTGCCAGTAGAGCCCGCACCCTGCAGGCCCGGCTAACAGGGTGCGGCGTTGGCCTTTTTACGTCCGGGCTTGCCACCTGCGCTTCATCGGGGGTGCACAAACCCTCCACGCATTGTGAACAGATTACGCAAGGATTGACCCATGCTGCAAGTCCTGAACGGCCCCACCATCGAGGCAGGCGAGTCACTGTCCGATGCGATTGATTGCTGCGCAGGCCAGCTGGTCTGCATCACCATTCCGGAAGGGTGGGACAAGGCGAACCTGTCGTTTCAGTTTTCGCCCGATGGCAAGACGTTCTGCGATCTCTACCAGTTCGACGGCTTTGCCGCGACGATCAAGACCGTAGTGCCCGGCTCCAGTGTGATTGTGCCTGCCGATCTCGGGAGAGCCACCGCGTTCATGAAGTTCAGATCGTCAGTACCGCAATCGGAGCGCCGCGAATTCAAGGTGGCGCTGATACCAACGATGCCATCACTAGGTGGTGGAGGCGATGCACCTAGTCCCTACACCGCACTCATCACACCGGTAGCCCGGCGATGATTGACAAGGTCGAGGTGGTCGTAGTCCCAGATGATAATTCACTCGCCCCTCGACATATTCCGCGCAACATCCTGACCAAGCTCGGTCGCCACGACACCCTGATGAGCAACGATAGCCGCCGCATGTATGTGCGCGAAACGTTGTGGCTGCAGATGCAATCCGCCGTCAATCATGTGAACCGATAGCCATGTACCTGTTCGACACCTTCAGCAATTTCCTCAGTGGCTTGGGCGTGCCCGGCCGCGACAAGCTCACTGCGTCCAGATATGTCACCGTGCTGTGGACGCGCGAGCAGCTGGAATCCTCGTTCAAGTCGGACTGGATCGCACGCAAGGCGATCTCGATCCCGGCGTTCGACGCAACGCGTGAGTGGCGGGCGTGGCAGGCCGAGGCTGACCAGATCGAGAAGCTCGAAGCCACCGAGAAGAGATTGCAGCTGCAGCTGAAACTGCAGCAGGCCATGGTGAAAGCTCGGCTCTATGGCGGCGCCTGCATGCTGATCGGCGTTGACGGCAACATGGAAAAGGAGTTGGACCCCGAGAAGATCAAGAAGGACGGGCTCAAGTTCATTCACGTGCTGGCGCCGTGGCAGCTGCATGTCGAGGAGATGATCCGCGATATCTCATCGCCCTACTACGGGCAGCCCGAGCACTACATCCTGCGCAGTGAAGGCGGCGCCAACACGCCCAACAAGCAGCTGCTCAACGAGGTGAAGATACATCCCTCGCGCATGGTGCGTCTCACTGGTCTCGATGCGCCGGACCCGATGATCAATTTCGGCTGGGGCGATCCGTTGCTGCAGGTGATCCACGATGCGGTGAACAGTGCGGGCACTGTCATGGGCAGCGTCGCTTCACTGATTGCCGAAGCCAAGTTCGACGTGATCAAGATACCCGGACTGACTGAGATATTCTCGACCGCCAAGGGCACCGACAAGCTGATCAAGCGGTTCTCCGAGGCCAACGTTGCCAAGTCGGTCATCAATGCCATCGTGATGGATGCCGAGGAGGAATGGGAGCGCATCGGTGTCAACCTCACCGGGATGCCCGAGGTGCTGCAGATGTATCTGCAGATCGCAGCGGGTGCGGCCGATATTCCTGCGACGCGTTTCCTCGGCATGTCACCTGCAGGATTGAACGCGACCGGCGACAGCGATCTGCAAAACTACTACGACCGCATTGCCTCCGATCAGGAATTGCGTCTGCGTCCCGCACTAGAGAAGCTCGACATGGCGCTGCAGCGCTCAGCGTTGGGAAGCTACGACAAGGACATCCACTACACGTGGAATCCGCTGTGGCAGATGGACGATGCGCAGAAGGCCACCATTGCCAAGACCAAGGCAGATGCTGCCGCTGTTGATGCCAACACCGGGCTGATCCCGTTCGAGGCGCTGGTCAAGGGCAGGTGCAACCAGCTGGTCGAGGACGGCACCTATCCGGGGCTGGAGGCCGCGATCCAAGAGGCCATCGAGAACCAAGAGATGCCGGTGGAGCCGCCGATGCTGGAGCCTCCGGACGATGAGGATGGTGGCGACGATGGTCCTCCCGGTGGCCCTCCCGGTGGACCACCCAAGCAGTTGGCGCCGCCCAACTCGCGACCGTCGTCTGACAGTGAGAGGCTGCGCAGGCTGGCCGATCATATCGACGCACTCTGGAACGAAGCCAACCACTCACGCGGCAAGCCCGAGAACAAGGGACAATTCGGTCCGGGTGGTGGCGGTGAGGCGCCCACCAAGGAAGAGCTATCGCGCAAGGCGCTAAGCTCGCTCGCCAACAAGAAGCCGAGCGACTTCCACAAGGCAGCGCCAGAAGAATTCGTGGCCGCGCGCGACAAGTCCACCCGGCAGCAATTCCTCTCGGCGCATCCCGCCGAGGAGTTGGCTGGCCACAAGCTGTTCATGAACAAGGATTCCACCGCAGGGGTGAGCGTCGATCCGCAAGGCGACGTGCAGAACGTGTTCAACAATGGCGGGCCCAAGGGTTCGGGCGCCTATGCCATGGTGCAGGCGATTGAGAACGGCGGCAGGACACTGGACTGCTACGCTGGGCATCTCAACCACTTCTATCACCAGTTCGGATTTGAAGAAGACATGCGGATGAAGTTCAACCCGGAGTTTGCGCCGGAGGGTTGGGACTTCGACAAGATGGGGCAACCTGATATAGTGTTCATGAGTTGGCGTGGTTACCTTGGCAAGGACGGCGCCGACGCCATTGCGCGCGCCAACACGGCCAACCGCGCCAACTGGGAAGCACCCACCAAGGCCAGCGAGTACACCGATGATTGGGAAGCCGCCAAAGAAAGCTCCAGAACGAACGCCGCCAGCGGAGGAGCCGATCAAGAAGCGGCTGAACGCGGAGGAGGCAAGCCTGATAAAAACGCTGGAGCGTCTCGAAGGAAGGACGCTGTCCGATCAGGAGATCAATATCGCACTGGAGCAGGCGCGCGGGGTGGGCGATCTCTGAAGGACGCCGCCTTCGAGGATGTCCGCATCTGGAATGAGCGACTGATCAAGCGCAACGAGGAAGGCGAGTTCGGCTCGACCGCACCTAACCGCAACGCCAAGAACGCAGCCGCACTGAAAGCGCTGAAGGGATCGGCCCGGCGTGAGGCGAAGGCGCTGGCCGCCAATGAAAGCGCGCTGCTCAAGACGTTGTCAGGCATCAAGTCGGTGGCCGCGCGCAAGGGCAAGGGCGTAGTACAGGCCACCACGCAGACCTCGGGCAAGCATCCCGGCAAGGGCTACTCGCCGGATGCGTTCATCGACCGCAACGGGGTTATCCACACCTCCAACGTCTACGATGCACAGCGCGCGCTGTTCGAAGATCGCCGGGTGGACCTCAAGCAACCGAAGCAGGTCACGACCCTGATCCAGCGGCTCGGCGAGACCGCGCTGGAGATGGCAGAGGGCGGCTCATCGGCGCCGACGTTCAATCTGTGCAACGTCACCATCAAGGGCACCAATTTATTCTGCGCCGATCAGATCGGGGTGCCGCGCGTCGAGATGCCGGTGATCCGCGCCTCCAAGACCGGGGACTTCGTCAAGTATCTGGTTGAGCAGGGCTACGAGGTGGACGAGGGCCGCGAGAAGGCCGCCAACCTGCGCGCGTCGCAGAGCGAGCTAAGTGGCGAGAAGGTCGCCGCCTCGATGAAGCGGATCGAGGAAGAGGGCAAATTCTACAAGCGCATCGTGATCTCGCGCGACGACTACATTCTCGATGGTCATCACACATGGGCCGGGCAGCTGGCGCATGACGCGTCCGACAACAACCTCACCAATGACGGCCGACAGGTGAAGGTGGCGCGCATCAACATCGGCATCATTGACCTGATCAAGGAGGCTGAGAAGTGGACCGGCGGCAAGGGCAAGAAGGCTGCCAGCGAGAAGGCCAAGGGACTGGGTGACAGTGACGGCCCTTTTGAGATTACGTTCGGCCCCACCGTCAACGGCTACATGGACGCCGGGGCCTTCAAGGAAGAATTGCATCCGCGCAATGAGGAGGGTGAGTTCGGCTCCAACGCGCCGGATCGCAAGGCACAGAACGCCGCCGCGATTGCTGCGCTGAGCGGCAAGAAGGCTGGCGAGCCACAACTGAAGCTGGAGCCGAAGGCCATCGACGTTGGTGGCGACGAATGGAATAAGGCGCTCGCGGTGCGGCTGGAGACGCAGTACCAGAGCGCCAAGCCCGCGATGGAAGCGCTGTTGAACAAGTACTCGGGCGCGGACCAGCCCGAGGAAGAGGGTTCAGCCGAGCCCGATGAGGAGAACGAATACGACGGACCGCCGGAGCCTGAAAGCTGGGACATGCTGAGCGAGTCCACGCAGGCCGACATCGAGAGCGCGTATTACGATCACGAGCTAAGCAGCTACATCGACAGCGAGACCGAAAGCTGGCAGCAGAACGGCGGCGCGCTGGATCAGGCCAAGGGCAATCTGGCCGACGGCTCTGATGCTGAACTGTTCATCAACGAGGCCATCGCGGAATATCTGGAAGTCAGCAAGGACAGCGACGGCGACATCCTGCGCGAGACCGATACCGAGTTTCCATTCAACGCGCTTGAACTGGGCCAAGCGATCCGCATCAGGTATGACAGCGATGGCGAGGGCGGCGGCTCGGTCGATGTCGAGTACGACGACAAGCTGTTGCACAGTCTGAAGGCCGACAGCCTCGAAGACCCGGACCAGATCGAGATGGAGGGCATCGAGAAGCAGGACTACTCCAAACTGTTGACCGAGAAAATGCGGATGGAATTGTCCGGCATGCTGGTCGAGAAGTTCAACGACAAGGCGCAGGACAACGCCAGCAACGAGGAGCCGCCTGATTTCTCCGACAGCGCCAAGGAGTACATGGAAGAGACTTACTCCGGCATGGACGACGACGAGAAATTCAAGTGGGCCAAATTCAACACCTCGATCATCGGCGACCTGATGGACGAGTACAACACGGCGATGGCAGAGTACGAGCAGACCGGCGTCACCCCCACCGGCACCATCGGCATGCCTGCCAAGTTCGACCCGCTCAACGAGACCTCGGGCGACGATTACAAGAAGACGCAGAAGATCGCGCGGCAGCTGTCGCTGGATCGCGCCGAGCAGGTGTTCAAGGATCGCGACATCGACATTGAGCGGATCGACCTGCGCAGGCTGGATGCCAAGCTGTGGACGGCGTGGAAAGCATCCTCGACCAGTGAAGAGGGCCAGCTGTTGCAGGTGGCGACCGCCGATGAACTGGGCGGGCGCCTCAACGAGGTGACCGGGCGCGACGGCAAGATCAGGCTGGAAAAGGATGTCATCGCCAAGAAGGCCGATAAGGACTATGGCGATGTCGGCGGCTATGAGGGCATCAAGGCCTATGTGCGCGCCAAGTGGGAGACGACGCAGATGCTGCTCGACAAGGCGGGGCTGCAGGAGCTTGAGCTTTATCGCGGCATCGTATTGCCGAAGGAACAGTATGAAGAGGCCGAGGCCTACAGCGTTGCGGAGGGTGGCTACAAAAAGGTGCCGCACCTCAATGTGGTGCGCAACGGCGCCGCCTCGACCACCTTCAACCCGGACATTGCTAATGGCTGGTCATCTGATGGGTCTCGCATCGTGTTGCGTGCGCTGATGCCGCGCACTGCAGCGCTGTCGATCCCGGCCTACGGCATCAACGTCAAATCCGAGCAGGAAGTGGTGGTTGCGGGCACCGCGTGGAAAGCATGGGATGCGTGGATCGAGAAGGCGCCGAAGCTCAGCGCCGTCAAGATGAAGGTGGCGTGATGGCCAAGGAGAAGCCGCCGACGATACACGTGGACATTCTCGCCGATGAGATCGTCAACGAGAAGCCGCACTGGCTTGACCCCAAGGTGAAGTACTCGGGCCAGTTCGACGAGGACCGCCGCAAGAAGCAGATGGCGCGCACCAAGGCGCTGCAACGTCAGGGCCAGAGCAAGAAGAAAAAATGAACCACCGCGACCCCACCAAGAGCCTCGCATTGCGCCAGCGCGGGCGAGGACTGGTCAATCGCAAGGTGTTCAACGTCCACACTTTGCTGCGGCAGGCGGTGCTCGATCATGACGTGACCGGGCTGCGCAGCGAGGGCCCGATGCTGCCGGGTGAGATCATTGCGTGGATCGAGAGCAAGTCCCAGAAAATGTCGCGCTCCGAGATGATGATGCGGCAGGTGGTGGGGCGTGAGCTATCCAACGAGCCGCACTGGCTGTGGAAGGTGATGGCGGACGCAGTCGAGCATGGCATCGGCCAAGCCGAGCGCGAATTGAAGCACGACATGGCGCAGCTGGATTCCACTGATCTCGGCCAGACCCATGGCTACATGGCGACCGCCGAGGTGATCGGGATCGCGTCCGAGACCGAGCGGCGGATGATCCGGCACACCTCGCACGCGGTGCTGCGCAAGCGCAGCCCGGAAGAATTGATGCGCGAGATACGCGCGACGCTGGAGAAGATCACCAAGCTCAGGCTGCACTTGCTGGTCAACACCGGTGTGGTTCGAGCCGTCAACGCAGGCAAGCTGCACGCCTACAAGCACGCGGGCATCAAGCAGGTCGGCATTGATCCTGAGTGGCTACCGCATATTCACGACGCCAAGCGCAAGGGTAGGGGGGGCAAGAGGAAGGCCGCCAAGGCGTTGGTGGTGGCCGAGGTGGTAGCCGAGTTGCTCGCCGCCATCGAGGAGGAGCAAGCCAAAATCAAGCTGGTCAACGTTTTGACTGCGGGAGACGACCGGGTTTGTGATGATTGCTTAGACATCGCCGAGGGCGGACCTTACGACATTGATCAAGCAAGCGATTTGATTCCCGCTCATCCCAACTGCAGATGCAGTTTTATTCCATGGGGGGACCGACGTTTTGCAGCTATCCAAGAGCAGGAAGAATGAAGGGGCAGACCGAAGTCCACCCCTTCCCGTGCCTTGACCAGCGCCACCAAACCTGAACCGGCCTGACCGCGACTTGCCGTGCACCGCCTTGCCAATAGTCTTAACAACGGAGAGATACATGCCCAGAGTGTTCACTGCAATCGACGATTTCCACAGCGACGAATTCAACTGCGACTATGTCGCTGGGCTTTCCTACACCGCGCGCGATGAGGACGAGCAGCTGCTCGGCCTGCTCGATGGCTGGATCGAGGATGGCAAGGTGCGCGAGGGCGGACCGCAAGCCGAGGTCTCGGGCACTGCGGAGGTTACCGACGCTCCCGACGAAGACGACGAGCCGCCGCGCAAGAAGCGCTAATCCCATCAACCCACATCCCAAGTCACAGGAGAATTCAACATGGCCGTTACTCACCCCACCGCAGTCCGAAACGGTCTGTGCGATTTCGTGGTCGATCAGATTGATGTCAACACGCCTCCCGGCAAGCTGGTGATGCAGACCGCCGCCAGCGCGACCGTCGCGACTTTGACATTCGCCAACCCGGCATTCGGTGCTGCAGCGTCGGGCACTGCGACGGCCAACGCCATCGTTGCCGACACCAACGCGGTGGGCGGCACCATTGCCAAGGCTGAGCTTCGGCAAGGCAATGCCACGCCCATCGTGCTCTGCAGCGTGACCACGACTGGCGGCGGCGGGGATATCCAGCTGAATTCAGTGGTTATCTCCGCAGGCCAGCAAGTCTCGCTGACCTCTCTGACCTATTCGGCGCCTGCGTAACGCATGCCGCTCAGGGCCGCGTGGGACAACAGCTTTGTCACCAACCTCAGCTATAGCAACGGTGACAAGACCGTTGCTTTTGCCGGGGATGGCTTTGCGTTCTCGACCACGTCCTACGCCGTAGCGCATCAAAGCAATTATGCCGACAGGAGCTACGCCGAGATCACGATTGGCGCTCTCGTCGGAACGTCTGCCGACACCTATCCACGGATCGGCATCAGCACCAAGGACAAGGGCAAGACGGTTTGGCTTCAGCGCAACGGCGAGGTGAAGAACCGCGACAACTTCAATAACATCGCTGCACAGCCTCATCTCGTATTCAATTCCGGCGATGTCATCAGCGTCGCATTCGACTTTACGACTACCGCCTTATGGGTCCGCGTCAATGGCGGACCATGGAATACCGGAGGTACGGCCGATCCGTCATTGATCGTTGGCGGCATGAACTATTCCGGCAGCGGCGTGTCAGGCATTGAACTCTTCGTCATAGCGGAGTGGGTCGGTGCCGCCGGTCCGATAGCCACCATCAACACCGGCGACACGCCATTCGTCTACCCGGTACCTAATCGCTTCTTTGCTTGGGATGACATGCTGCCGCCATCCGTCAGCGGATGGAATGAAACTGACCGAAGCCGGGGGCTGGGAGCATCCCTCTACAAGGACAAGCTCGCTACCCGTGCCGCTGGCAATGGTGGCATCCGCTCGACACAGACCTACAACAAATCGGCTGCCGCTAAACTCTACGCCGAATTCCATGTCACCGTGATCCCGTCGGCGAGCAGTCACTTCATCGGGATCATGAACAAGACTTCGGTTATTGATGTCAGGACCAATGCCGCCTACATCGCCGCCAACGGAAACTTCTGGATCGACCCGCCGAATACATCCGTCGCCTGTCTTGGTGCCTTGCTGAAAAACGACGTTGTCAGCGTGGCGTGGGATACTGCCGCCAACAAGATTTGGTTTCGGCAGAACGCTGGCAACTGGAATAACAACGCGACGCACGATCCGGCAACGGGCGCTGGAGGTTTCGACGTTGCCGCGATAGCAGCGGGCGACTACGCGCTGTATTGCTATCTGTCAGGTAATCTGGCAGCTGACACGCTTCGCACCGAGGCTCACGAGTTCACCCAAGTTGTCCCTGTCGGTTTCTCGGCGTGGTCCGCGCTGGTGTCACCGGCCTACACTGGCACGGCCGCGCTCAGTGCCAATGTCACGCGCACCAATTGGCTACCCTATTCAAATACGATGAACAGTTGGAATCTGAACGGTTCAACGATTGCGGCTGACGCAACCACCGCACCGGATGGTACACTGACAGCGGAAAGGATTATTGATACCGCAGCGAACCAGAACCACACCGCATACATGATTACTGTGGGGGAGGGCATAGCCGGAAAACAAATCACATATTCAGTCTACGTTAAGGCCAGCACGCTGACATGGATGCAGCTTTACCTTAGCAGTCCCCTCGGTACTGTAAATTTTGATCTGACCAACGGTGTGATTGGTGCGGTTTCTGGAGTGGCACTATCTCCGGCTATTCAAAGTGTCGGTAATGGTTGGTACAGATGTTCAATAACTCTCGTTGTAGAGACCCCAACATTCGCAGCATATATCGTTCTTAAACAGAGCAACGTATCTGGCTACACTCCATATCTAGGTACGCTTCAATCACTGTATGCGTGGGGAGCGCAGGTAGAACTTGGCCCGACTCCTACTGCTTTAATCGAGACCACCACAACCTATCGCACCGTTGCTATCGGCCAGCCGCCTGATCGCCAAAACCTGATAGTGCAGTCACAGACAATAGATAACGCCGCTTGGAATAAAACCGCCACCACGATCACGGCGAACAGCGGCTCTTCAGCGCCTGACGGTACGATGACCGCCGACATAATGGTCAATACGGCAACCGATGCTGAACATCTGATCCGAATTTCGGCGGGCATCCCAGAGATTAGTCCAGTCACGTTTTCCGCTTACGCCAAATACTGGAACTTAGAATGGATACGGCTGCGACTACAAGGCTTGGGACGTGAGGCCAACTTCAACATCAACGCAGGTACCATAGGTTATGTTTCGGCGGGTGTGACGGCGCGAATAGAGCCACTCCTCAACGGCTGGTTTCGAATTTCAATAACGGTGGAGACATCAGGGACTATTTATCCATGTATCCTTGGCCTGCCGAGTGACATGGCTGGTGCCTCCGTTCCTTACCTCGGGACCGTCAACGACAAATGGATTTTGTGGGGAATACAGTGCGAGATATCGCCTGTTGCCACGGCCTATATGCCAAGGGCTGGTCTCGTTGTCCCGGCGCCTGCCTCGCCTGTGTTTGGTACCGGTGTTGTCACTGGTATTCGTGGGGCGTGGGAAAGTCTCTACGCCAACGATGGCGCGGCCATTTACAGCAACGGTGATCGCACCGCCACGATGAATTCTCCGGGCTACCCGTCATCGACCGACAGTCGTCTAAGCGGCAGCAATGATCTAGTATATTTCGAGATTAACGTAGACGTGTCTGGTGCGCCAAATTACCCGACGATCTGCGGCATTGACCAGTTCAATTACAGCTTGGGTATACATCTCTGGTATAGCGGGAGGTTAACGGCCTCCGGTTCTAGTTACGACGTAACCCATGCGCACCTTGCCTACACTACCGGGGCGGTTCTTGGCTTCGCCTACAAGGCCGCTACCAACGAGGCTTGGGTTCGCGTGAACAACGGCGCTTGGAATGCGGGAGGAACAGCTGACCCCGCAACAGGTGTAGGCGGTTTGAATATCGGGGGCGCAAATCCAAAAGTCATAACCGGTGAGGGCGGTGCAGGGACGGTGCTCACCCTCAACACTGGCACGGTGGCGTTTGCCAACGCGCCGCCAAGTGGCTTCTCGGCTTGGTACAGTATGGCGGATAATCTGGTCCACCTGTCGCCGGATGCCGACATCGCGGCGGATGGCTGGCTCACGCAGGCTGACGGCGCCGTCAATCTATACCAGAGCATCGCTGCGGTGAGTGATCTGGATTATGCGCAGTCGCCTGCGCTGGCGGGCCCGACGAGCGATCTGGCAGTAAGATTGTACGAGGGCTCGACGCTGGTGCAGGCGTGGACGCACAACAATGTCGGCGACACCTTCACCGATGCGGTGCAAACCGTGACCGGCACCATTCGCAACTTCGCGAACCTGTTTGTCGAACTCGATGATCTCAATGGCAACGTCTACCGCTTCGCGCTCGGTAATCCGCCAGCGCTGTTGACTACGCCAGAGATCAGGTACCGCTACAAGAAACTGGTGAACTAATGCGCAACGTCGTGCCGTGCGGTGATTGCCATCTGTGCTGCAAGCTGATGACGCCGGTGCTGCCCGAGATGGGTGACGATGCGTCAAGCTATTCGACAGCGATGTGCTTTTCGCCGGGCAAGGCGCCGTATCTGATCCTCAACCGCCACGACAATGGCGATTGCGTCTATCTCGGGCCGCATGGCTGTTTGATCTGGGAGCGGGCGCCGTGGACCTGCAGAAGGTTTGATTGCCGCGAAGTATTCAAGAACAGTGATCGCGCTGGCAGAAAGCTCGCGGTCAAGCACGGTGACATGTCGAAAGAGATATTCGACCGTGGCAGGGAGCTTTTGAAGTGTGGCTAGTGTTCGACCCAACCAGCGAGACCATTGTGGAGCGCGGCTTCGAGGGCAACGTGGCTGCGGAAGCATGGGTGCAGCAGCAGATCGAGGACGGTGTCGAGGACGCGCGGCAGTGGATCATCTGCGAAGACGTTGAAGGGTTCAACGAGTAATGGCCCTTCCCGTCACCATCACCGGCATATCGACAGCGGTTGCACCTGTTGGGCCGTTCAAGGGGCTAGGTAGTGTCGCGCCGTTTATTATTACAACTTCATCCATCAATCCCGGCAATATCATTGGCAGCTCGGCTAACTCTACCAAGTGGGGCCAAAGTTTCACCACTACCGGGGGCGTGACTGCAATCAATTCAGTGGCGTTTTGGTTCAGTAGAGTACTTTCGCCAGCCGACAATTTGATTTGTGAAATTTTTGCTACGGATGGAGCGGGCTCACCAACAGGGTCACCGATTGCCACATCAAATCCGCTTCTCGCGTCATCCGTTTCCACTACCGCATCTCAGTACACGTTGACGTTTGCCACGCCAGTAGCGGTTACTCCAAGTACAAAGTATGTAGCGGCTATCTCCAGAACCGGCGCAATCGACAATGTTAATTATTGTCGCATACAGGGTCAGGAAGGCGTCAACGCCAGCGAATTTTCCTTCTCCTATAACGGCTCCACGTCCGCTTGGGGCGCGCCGGGAGTCAATGATTGGCGATTGCAGGTCAATTGGAGTGGTGACGCCTACTACTTCTTCGGTCGCGACGGCACCACGGCAACGACGCTGCAGGCGTACAAAGCTGGCGTTGCTGGAACGATCTACTCGCTATCGACCGCGCGGAGTTCGTCGTCGAGCGTAGGGCACGTCTCTGTCCGCCGACAATGTCAGACGTTTACTAGCGGCAGCATCGTTGCTTCAGTTGCGGTCTATTTAGCGACAACCGGCTCTCCGACTGACGCTGTTCAAGTCGATATCTATGCCACAAGTGCAAGTATTCCGACCGGCGCATCGCTTGGAACGTCGGTATCAATTCCGGCATCGTCTTTGACAGCATCGGCGGCGCAATACACTTTTACTTTTTCGGCGCCGATCACGCTGCCATCAAGTGCAAAATATGCCGCAGTGGTAAGCCGAACCGGCTCGCTCGATAGCACCAATTGCTACAGAATATTTGGCGTTACCAGTAGTGCCGATCCTGCGGAGAACGCCGCCACCGACACTAATGGAACTTGGGGCGCTCTCGCTGGCGACTATGATCTGGTTGTTATGGGTGCTGCCGGTGATACGACTACAGGTTGGTCCTCCATCGCCACCAAGACCGGCTTCACCACCGCGATCCTTGCGCTATCAGGATATAGGGCAGGCAACGTCATCCACCTGCTTGTAGCGGATGGCACGGCGGTGTCCGCTGTCGGTGTTAAGTACGTCTCGTTCGACATGTTGACCGAGACATTTCTGACGACGACTGAGACAGTCAATGCTGCAGCAATCACAGGACCGAGCACGCAGGCCTACGGTGTTGCGATTATGGTGCGGCAGAACGGTGAGGTGGTCTGTTTTTACAATGGAGTGCAAAGCAAGACATCCGGTACGTTCTATTCTCGTCTTTATTACAAGAGACGCACTGCCTTAAATACATATACCGCAGCGGTTCAGGTCGATGCCAACGTAGTCGGAGATTCTGTCAATCCCTGCATTGTGCAGGGTTCTGCTGACCGAGTGCACTTCGGATTCAGCACAGCTAACTCAGCGAGATTCCGCACACTCACAGCCGCTAACGCACTAGGCGCGGTACAAAGCGCCGCAAGTACAGGCATGCATGAAGGCACTAATTATGCCCGTGGCGGTACGACCAAGGTCGTCTTTGCCGTCGGCAGTGCTGCTATACAATTTGCGTATTTCGACAGTGCGGATGTTCCTACAGTTGCCTTGAGCGCAACTATCGGCAACTCCTTATTCCCGTTTCGAATCGGAAGTGAGGGCACAGATGTCACATCTGTCTATGTAGACACTCCCACCAGTGATCTGGTCTCTGTAAAATCTACGAACGACGGCGCGACATGGAGTGCTCCAGCGTCGTTCTTTGTCGGTACGGTAGTCACGGGTCGTGAAAGTGTATCAAGGCACAACGGTGAAGGTAACGCCGTCTTCACGCGCGGCGCCAGCGTCTTGCTGCCCTACATCGTCAACGACAACGGGACGTGGAAGTACAACGAGAATCTGATCCGCTATGTCGCGCAGGCCGATGCGTGGAATCCAAACGACAAGTCGGCCAGCATCACGCTGTCGAACAGCGATAAGACTGTCACACAAACTGAAACCAACGTGGCGACTGGTGCTCGCTCAACAAAGCTGATTCCAAGTTCAGTTGCCGGTAAGTTTTACGCAGAATTTGTGATTGACAACATTGTGACTGTGGGTAACTCGAACCCGTTTGTCGGAATCAAGTCGAGCACCGCAGATGTTACAGTTTACGACACTGGGAGCGTTTTTCTTCAGGCAAACGGCTACGTTCAAGTTGCCAGTTCTGGGATGGGCACACTTCACGGCAATGCTACTGATGGCACTGTTGTAGGTTTTGCATGGGATACCAGCGCAAAGAAGGTGTGGTTCCGGCAAGGTACAGGGAGTTGGACCAATAGCGGAGACCCGGCCACAAACACAGGCGGTGTCAGCATCGCAGCACTCGCCTCCGCCGACTATGGTCTATGGACTAATCTTTTTTCCAATACAGATGCTGTCTCGCTTCGCACCGAGCTTGCCGATCTTCAGTATCAAGGTCCATCTGGTTATTCGACGTGGATGGGCGAGGTCATCCCGATCCCATCCATTGCCGATGCGTGGAACGCCAACGACGTTGGCGCTACTACAGCTCTATCTAACAGCGACAAGACTGCGACAGCAACCGGAACGAATGGTGCGGCAAGATCAACGCAAAAAAGACTCAACGGTCAGGCTGGTAAATATTATGCGGAATTCCGCGTTGACGCACTGTACAACCGTTTCGGACTCAAGTCCGCTACAAGTAATTTGCTGACGTGGAACACTGAGACAATATACATCAGCGACCAAGGCCTTGTGCTTCTCAACAGCTCTACTATAGCCAATCTCCAAAGTGTTCCCAACATTGGCGACGTGATGTCGCTCGCATGGGATAGCGGCACCAAGCGATTCTGGGCTCGGATCAATAATCTTTTTTGGAATGGCAATGCAGCGGCGGATCCAGCGACGGGAGCGAATGGCATAGATTTTTCGGTGGCTCCCACCACCGACCATGCGCTTTACTTTCAAAGTGGCGTTGTCGGTTCTGCCGGAACGATCCGCACCGAGAAGGACGAGTTCACCCAGACCACACCGGCAGGCTTCCTGTCATGGATGGGTGAGACGCTGGAGGTGCTGCCGGTCGATGGCACCGGCGCATTGGCGTCAGCGCGCGCCACGACCACTTCAAGCGGCATCTCGGGATCGACCAGCCCATCGGGCGGCGTACCGGCTTCAATCGTCATTGAAGGTGGCGATGGCGGGGACCTCATTTTCGGCGCTATCAATTACGGCGCTGAGAAAGAGGGGCAAGCCTTTGTCTCCGTCGGCACCTCGGTCACCAAGATAACTGCAAAGCTCTGTAAGTACGGCGTGCCAACCGATGGCCTGCGGTGCCGGATTTCCACCGCCAATGAGAATTACCTGCCGGTTACGTTACTCGGCACAACCACCGTTTCGGTGGACGCGGTCCCTCTGAACACGACGGGGCCGGTTGAATTTACGTTTGCATCGCCAGTCACGGTCAGCAAAGGTCAGCTGTATCACGTCGCGATAGATCGCATCGGCGCGCTGGACGACGAGAACCTCTACGCCACCGCCATGACATACGGCCGGGTTTATACCCCGATGTATTCGTATGATCGGCAGGGCGGCGGCGAAGTCTGGGAAACCGATAGCGCTGCAAATCTTGTCCTCACCGTCTGGCAGATGGACGGGATAGTGGTGCCACCGCTGCAGGCCGCGTCATCGACGCTGCTCGGCACGCAGCCACCGGTGGTCTCCGGCACCGCGACGCTCACGCCTGTCAATTCGTTCGTCACGTCCAACTTTGCGATCTCGTCATCGACCGGCACTGGCGCGCTAACGATCCTTCAGGCGCGATACAATATCGTCAAGCGATCAGAGGAAATGAATCTGACGCCTTGGGGCGTCGTCGCCGTGACGGTGACAGCCGACGCGGCGATGGCGCCCAATTCAACGATGACGGCCGAGCGGATCAGTGACGGTACGACATATAACCAGCACTGGCTTGGTCAGACCCTTGGCTCGACAGCTGGTGCAGATCATACGTGCTCGATCTATGCCAAAGCTGAGACGTTGTCGTGGTTTCAAATTCAGGTTGGCACCAACGTATATGCCAACTTCAATATCGCGACCGGCGTCGTCGGACTAACAGGCTCGCTCGTCACCGCAACCAGCATCGTGGATGTTGGCAACGGTTGGTATCGCTGCTCGCTCACGGCACCGCTCACCGAGCAGGCCACCATGTATCCGATGCTGCTCGACGACAACGTCGCGCCTGTCGGGCCGAATTATACGAACTATCAGGGCAGCAACAGGTCTCTTCTGTTCTGGGGCGCGCAGGTCGAATTCGGTAGCCTAACCGCTTACATTCCGACGCAGGCCGCAGCAGTTAAGATTGACCAAGGCGGACCGGCACTGACCGGCCTCGGACTAACAGGGTGGTCCGGTACGGGTGCGCTCGATGTGTCGGTGGCCCGCCAGTCTATGGGCGTGGCCACCAACACCAACAATGGCTTTGGCTATGACGTGGCCGCGTCGCAGTTGGGCCAGAGCTTTATCGCAATCACTGGCCAACTCTCCACGATCAACTTGACGATGGCGGTGAGCGGGTCTCCGGCTGACGGCGTCTATCTTCAAGTCTACAACGAGACAACGCCAGCGACCGCGCGCGATCAGCCGTCGGATACGATTGCTGTCCGCACCACCACCGTCAAGAGCTACACGTTCACGTTCAACCCGCCGATCAACCTTGTCGCCGGTAACAGCTACTCGTTTTCCGTCGCCAGAACCGGCGCGATAGATGCAAACAATTTCTACCGACTACGTTGCGACAACGACGTTTATGCCGGTGGCACGCTACTACGTCTGGTGTCGGGCGCGTGGACGACCGTCCCCGCCAATGATGCAACAGGCATACTGGCGTTTCCCAACAACAGCAGCCGCCTCGCGGGTGTTGGTGATGTTTCATCACCGCCAGTCAGCGGCACCGGTACACTAACCACCGGCACCACGGCGCTGGTCTCGTTTGGCAATGTGCGGTTCATCGCCACCGGCGTGATGGCGCCAGCACCGGCGACGATGGTTTCAAGCGGTGTCGCGCAGTATGTTGCGACCGGCGCGCTTAACTTTGCCAACACCCAGCTAGGCAATGCGAGTGCGACAAGCTCGATAAACTTTGGCAAGAAAATAGGTCAGAGCTTTGTTGCCGACAGGGCCGATCTAACGTCAATCAGATTACTCATACGTGCGATTGGCCTTCCGCCGGACGGGCTCTTCGCACAAATCTACAATGAAACAACTGTGCCAGCGACGACAGTTGGTCAGGCGTCTAACGTCACCACTGCTGTATCGGCATACACCGCGCTTGATTTTACGTTTAACCCGCCAATCAAGCTCACTGTTGGCAACAGCTATTCGTTCGTTGTTGATCGTGTTGGCCCGGAGTTGGACAACGACTACTTCCAACTCAAGAGCGATCCGGCCAACGTGTATGCGGGCGGCAATATACTAAGATACACCACGTCTTGGATCGCCACTCCCGGTTCTGATGCCGTTGGTTATCTGCAGTTTGCCAATTACAGCCAGCTGTCAGGCCTCGGTGATGTCGGCTACGTGCCGCGCACCGGCACCGGCGTTCTGTCATCGGGTATTGCGGTGATGGTTTCCGCAGGCAGTACGGCATCGGGCGGCGATGGTGCATTGTTGCCGTCCATGGCGGCGTGAGGAGATTGAATGACCGTCCGGGTAGCTGTCTCGTGGTTTGAACTCCGTGGAGTTCACAACGAGATAGTTGCGCCTGCGGGTGTGGTCGCATGTAAGATCGTAGGCTCCGGCATTGCCAAGTCCAATGCCGTCGGCACGCTGTCCTCGGCGACCGCGACGATGTCGGGTGCTGGCGTCGTCACAGCGGTAGTGGCGCCGGTCACCTTGAATTCGGGCCAGAGCTTCTTGCTGGGCGCGGGCGCCGGGCTGTCGCACGGCAGTGGCGCGGTTGCCACCACCGACGCGCTGATCTCGGGCGCTGGCGAAGGCGCCTCGGCAACCGGCTCTGGTGTGCTGCCGTCGCAGTTCGCGAGCATCGTTGCCACGGGTACGGGTCTGTCGCCGCCGGTGTCCGGCACTGGCGCGCTGGCGACCACCGGCACGGCGCTGGTCGCGAATGGCAATGTCCGCTCGACCGGCACCTCGGTGCTGGCGTCGTCTGTGGTCACGCTTATCGGCACCGGCGCCTCGCTGGCTGCCGCCACCGGCGTGCTCGCGGGATCGAGTGCCGTTGCCGTGGCTTCGGGTGTCTCGGCGTCGCGCTCGACCTCGGGCGCACTGAATGCGCAGAGCAACTTCCTCAAGCTCGGCGACGGCCTAACGAGTTCGGTCGGCAGCGCCACGCTGACGGCTGCGGTCTCGGCTCTGACTGCGCCCGGCATCTCGCGCTCGACTGGCACGGCTACGCTGGCGGGCGCAGACTCAGCCCTCGCGGGCACCGGCGCCACCTTCATCGGCGTCACCGGCGTCGGCACGCTGACTTCTACCGCTTCGCTGGCGGGCGCTGGCGCCGGGCTGTCTCATGGCTCTGGTCCGCTGGCGGCGTCGTCCAGCACCATAGGGGCGCCGGGCGTAACGCTTTCGACCGGCTCGGGCGTCGTTCTCGCGACTGGCACGTCACTGTCAGGCGTGGGGGTGGTCAGGCACTACGGCTCCGGCACCTTGGTGACCACCTCGACGTTGACTGCCTCCGGCGTGGCCAGCTGGATCGTCACCGGCGCATTGTCCCCTAATGCTGCCTCGCTGGTGGCCTCTGGCCTCACGCGCTGGGCCGCCACCGGCGTCGTGTCCTCCAACGCGGCGTCGGTGGCTGGCGCGGGCACCTCCTCCTCGCGTGTGGTGTCCGCGCCGCTGCTGGCCTCGGTCGCCTATGTCAGCGCCTTCGAGGGCGTTGTCGTCATTCAAGGCACCGGCTCGATCCCGGCGCAGTCCGCTGGCCTCGCCTCGGTCGGCTTGGTTAGATCGCAAGGCACGGGCGCGCTGGTCACCCCGGCGGCCGCTCTGGCTGGCGTCGGCCTGTCGAGGTCGGTGAGTTCCTTCGCCTCACTGACTTCGCAGGCCGCCGTCATCACTGCCAACGGGATTGTGGCAGCCAGCGGCACCGGTGCCTTAATCTCGTTTGCCACCCTGTCGGGTGCGGGCGTCATCCTCGCCGCCCCCTCCGGCACCGGCGTGCTGGCCCCGGCAGCCTCGACGATCACGGGCGCGGGCTCTACAGCGCAGCAAGGCACCGGGACGGTCTCGGCACAGGCCGCCAGCCTCACGGCCACCGGCGTCGCGCGCTGGGTCGTCACGGGGGCCCTTTATGCGCAGGGAGCCGGGCTAAATTCGCAGGGATCAGCCAGATGGACGGGCACCGGTACGCTTTCCGCCCCGGCTGCCGTCCTCGATAGCTGGGGCGCCGGGCTGTCATGGGGCACCGGCGTGTTCTTGGCCGCGCGGGCCAATGTGGTCGGCGCCGAGGGCGTCGTCGTCATTGCTGGCACCGGCGATCCGCAGGCGCAGTCTTCGCGGGTCGTCTCGGTCGGTCTGTCGCGGTCGCAGGGCTCTGGCGCGCTGGCCTCCGGTCTCGCCGGGCTGGCGAGCACCGGCGCCGCATTCGTGGCGGGCTCGGGCGCCCTCGCCCCGGCAAGGTCAATCGTCACCGGCTCGGGCCAGAACGTGGCCTCGGGTACGGGCGTGCTTTCCAGCACCGCCACGCTGGCGGGCGTTGGTGCGGCGCGCTGGTCGGGCACCGGCACGCTGTCGGCTGGCCTGTCGCAGGTCGCCGCATCGGGGCTGGTTGTTTCACGTGGAACGGCGGCGCTGGCCGTCGGAAAAGCGAGCCTCGCCAGTTTCGGACGGTCCGAGGTCAAGGGTTCGGGTGCTCTGGCCTCCGGACTGGCCACCCTGTTCGGCACCGCCAACCTGACCACGATGGGCGCAGGCGCGCTGGTGGCCGACGCAGGGGAGGTTTCCGCCTCGGGCCGGTCCGCCTCCTCGGGTTCGGGGCTGCTCAGGCAGGACAACCACCTCGCCGAGGGCGAGGGCGTCTCGGGCTCCCAGATCACGGCCGCGCTGGCGGCGGCGCCTGCCAAGGTGGTGGGTGTCGGCCTCTACCGCATCAACGTGGTTGGCATCGGCATCGTAACTGCCAAGCCCGCCAAGGTGGTCGGCTTCGGCGCCATGACGGCCTATGGCTCCGGCGATCTGGAGACCTTGGCCGCCAACCTCAACGGCAATGACATTGTCGGCGGCGTCGGCGTGCTGGTGGCTGCGTCGCATCAGATCGAGGGCACGGCCGACGCCTTCTGGCCACCCTATCCCGAGCCGTCGCCATTTCCGGGCGGCTATCCCGGCACTACGGGTTGGCACGGCTACGGGACACGGCAGCCGACGCTGCCGCCTCCGGCATGGTGGCGTGCGGCATGACGCAGGGTTCGGTGAAGATGCGCGGCTATGTCGTGCAGCCCGGCGCCGATCAGGGGCTGCCCGATGAGGCCGCCGATCCGATTGCGTGGATGGTCAACCGGCTCGGCACCAACGATCTCGGTCTGCCGCTGCAACAGGCGATCTTCTCCAACTTCAACGACGACATCGTTGTGGAGATGGATTCAGGAACGCTGATGGGTCGCTACGATCCCGCGCGCGGACCGGCGCAGCGCATCAGCATCGGCGACGGGCTTAGTGTTCAGGATGGCGAACTGACTGCCAGTGGCGTGCCGGGTCCGCCCGGCCCGCCCGGTCCTATGGGCGCCTCGGCGTCGATGTTTCTGTATCGCTTCGACTCCAATAATGCGTCTTCCGATCCCGGCGCCGGGCGGGTCCGCATCAACAACGCCAACCCGACGCTGGCGACCAAGTGGTACATCGACCGGCTGACGCAGGACGGGCTCGATCCTACCGCGCTGTTCACCATGGCGACGTTTGACGATCAGTTCATCGTGCAGGAGCGTGGATTTTCGTCGCACTATCAACAATGGAAGCTATTGGGACCGGCGACGAATAATGGCGACTGGTTTGAAGTGCCGGTGGCGTTCTTAGGGCAGCAGGGCGCGAACTTCGCCAACAACCAAGAGGTCACGTTTCTGTTGCGCGCGGTAGGTCAACAGGGACCGGTGGGGCCACCGGGACCGGCGGGGGCGTGGACGCAGATCACACAGGCCGCCTACAACGCGCTGAACCCGCCTAATCCGACAATTCTCTACGTGATCATCGGATGACCGCGATCAACTACGCTGATCGGCTGTTCTACAACCGGCAGCTGGTCAGCCGGGTCTATGCCGGTTCGACCTTGGTGTGGCCGCCGTGGAAGCCCACCGACATATCGAGTTGTTTGATCTGGGTTGATATTTCCCAGCAAAGCTCCGGCATCGCCAATGGCGGGGACATCACGTATCTGAGGAATTGGACCAACGGGCCGACGCCCGTCGTCATGGGCAACCCGCCCAATCCTACGCTTCGCACCAACGCGCTCAACACCACCATGCCGGTGATGCGGATCACCCAAGGGCAGGGGCGCTGGAGGTGGACGGGTCTCAGCCTCGACAAGGAATACACGGTGTTTGTGGTGGGGCGGCGCTGGCAGTTACGCGGCGGCCGCATCCTCACCGCACTGGATACGGCGGCGAACTTCCTGATCGGATGGCACGGCAACGAGTTCGACAGTTCTTATCAGGAAGGCTGGTTCAACACGCCGGGCCCGGTTGGCGGCATCACCGCTACGACGCAGTGGAGGTTGTACTCCTCAGACGGATCGGCAGCGAGCACCTCGCGACTGTTCTCCAACGGGGTGCTGCTCGGTCAGCATCCGACGCCGCCAGCAAGCAAGGGCTGGGGCGGCACGATGAACATCAGCGGCTACACCAACAGTTCAGACGTTGCGGTGTCGCAACAGGCCGACTGCGAGATCGCCGAGCTTGTCGTCTACAACAGGAAGCTCACCGACATCGAGCGGCAGACGGTGGAGAACTATCTCCGCATCAAGTGGAATCCGATCTCGCTGTTTAAGCCTACCGATCTCGGGACCAACCTGCTGGCATGGTTCGACGGCGCCGATGCGGCCTCGGTGGTCACTGTCGGCGGCAAGGTCAGTCAATGGATCAACAAGGGTGTCGGCGCGATGACGATCACGCAGAACACCGACGCCAACCGGCCAACCTACGCCAACAGCGCAGTAAAATTCGCGCAGACGCAGGTCATGAATCCTTCCGGCGCTCCGGCGGACTTCGACTTCTACGTGGTCAGCAAGCCGAATGCGATGGGCGACTGGCGGACTTTGCTGCGCAGCGCGAACAGCCACGAGATGATTCTGGAAGCCACGTCCAACCGCTTTGGCACCTACGCGGGCGGCTTCAACCCGGCGGGCGCATTTATCTGGCCCGGCATACAAGGCATCGGCTTTGCGCGCATCGCTGCGAGCACGGTCACGGCGATGTCGCGCGATGGCAACGTCTTGCTGTCAACGACAGTGGCGCTGCCAGCGACAAGTCCGGCGCCGACAATGTTTGGAGGCTACGCGGGCGTCCCGCCAAGCCAGCCGTGGGGCGATATCAATGAGGTGATATTCGTCACGCACAATCTTGAAGGCGCTCGACCTATGATCGAGGGCTATCTCGCCCACAAATGGGGGATCGCCGGACTGCTTCAGCCGACTCACCTCTACAAGAACGCACCACCGTAACCCGGAGAGAACAATGACAGACGAACAGACCCAAGATCGCGGCACCCAGCTTTCCCAGATGGTTGAGAAGGATGTCCGTGCACTGATCGGCGATCTGCAGATGCAGATCATCGTACTGCGCAGCATGCTGGAGATGAGCGGCCAGTCGGCACAGCCGATGCAGGTACAGCCGCAGGCGCCGCACAAGTCTAACGGGCACGCCAAGGAAGCGCGCGCATGATCACCGTCACGGTCGAGGCCGAATGGCAATTGGGGCGGGTCGAGATCGCGACGCCGCATGATCCCGAGGGCACCGTGATCGGCTACGCCGAGGCGGTGTTGCGGGATGCCGATGGCAACCCCTACGGCACGATGCCGGGCGTCGCCACCCGTCGCATCCTCACCGAGGTGATTGACGACACCGTCGAGATCGAGGGCACCGAGATACACTTCGCGGCGGTGATGGACACGCTCGAATTGTTTTTCGCCAAGTGGCGGCTGGAGGACGAGGGCAAGACCGAGATGCCGCCACCGCCCGAGCCTGTCGCGATGACAGTGCCGCAGGGCGAGATGGACCCGAGGCCTCAATACGACGAACTGCCGCCACCACTCGGTGTCGGCACCGCACCGCCGCCGGTGCAGCCTCCACCCGTCCCCGTGCCCGCACCCAAGGAATAGCGATGTGGTGGAGACCGCCAAGTCGTGGATCAAGGAAAACTCGACGTTGGTGTACTTCCTGATCGCGCAGATGATCGCGATAGGCGCCGGTGCGGCCAGTGTGCTGGCCTACATGGTGAAGCTGGAGACCCGAGTGCACATCATGGAAACGCGCGGCGCCGAGTACAGCGTCGCGCGAATGAACGACATGAAGAACCAGATCACGGTGCTGGAGCAGAAGATCGCGCAGAATGAAGTCTCGATCAGGCGCATCGTCGAACGCTATCTGGACGACAAGGACCGCAAGTAGGCGGCCCTAAAACCTCAAGGTGACATCATGAAACACAAGAACGCTTACGCGTTCGAGGAAACGTGCGTGCTCGATTCAGCGATGCTGAAGGATGAGCACTTCAAGCTGCACGTTACCTCCGACGGCTACATGGTTTGCCAGCCGCGCATCGCGCGCACCGGCATCCAGCTGTATCGCGGCATTGAACTTGGCAGGCCTGACCTTTCAGAGGTGCGGGTCTATCGGCCGGAATCCGAAGTGTTCTCGCGCGACGCGGTGCGAACGCTGGCGGGCAAGCCGGTCACCATCGAGCACCCGGATGAACCGGTCACCGCTGCCAACTGGCGTGACAACGCCGTCGGCTATCTCGGCGACGAGATACTGCGTGACGGCGAGTTCATCCGGGTGCCGCTGCACTTGATGGATGCGGGCGCCATCGAGGAAGTGAAGAGCGGACGTTCGCAATTGTCCGTCGGCTACACCTCGCAACTGCAGTGGGCCGACGGCGTCACTCCGGGCGGCGAGAAGTATCACGTCAAGCAAACTGCGATCAGAGCCAATCACGTAGCGATCACCCATACCGCACGTGGTGGACCCCTTTTGCGTATGGGAGATAAGGCACGAAACATGACCACACGAACCATCATGATCGACGGCATCTCCGTCGAAGCATCGGAACGCGACACGCAGGTGATCGAGCGGCGCATTGCCCAACTCGACAAAGACCTCACCGCCGCGCAGGCAGCACTCACGGCGGCACAGACCACCTGCCAGAACGATGTCGCCACCGCGCGCACCGAGACGGCGAACGCCACCGCCATCATCGCCACCAAGGACGCCGAGATCGCCACGCTCAAGCAGCAAGTGGTCGATGCCAAGGTGACGCCGAAGAAGCTGAACGAGATGGCACGCGCCCGCTCCCATGTCGAACAGCGCGCCAAGGCCCTGCTCGACAGCGTCCTGCTCGAAGAAAAGAGCGACGAGGAAATCCGCCGTCAGGTCGTCAACGCCAAGCTCGGCGAAGTCGCCAAGGGATGGACCGACGACATGATCGCGGCGTCGTTCAACACGCTGACGGTAGCGGTTGGTGACAACGGTTTCACCCCCGGCAACCTGCAGCAGGTCGTGCACGTGCTCAGCAGCAACGAGCAGGTCGGCGGCGACCCGCGCGTCAAGGCCTACAGCGATTACGACAACGACATCATGAATCGCTGGAAGACCGCAGGCCAGCGCAACACCGCGTAACCCTCCCACGATCAGGACCCGTCCCGATCAGCATTGAAAACAGGAGTTAACGATTATGGCAGACGTTCGAGAAGACCAGAGGAACGACCAGAAGGAAGAAGTGCCCACCACGAAAAAAGAGTTGGTGGCGCGCAACGAACATCAGGCAGTCGAGATCACGCCGTTCGGCGTACCGCAGTCCACCTTCCCCGAGCAGATGAAGCAAGGCCTGCCGGGCATGGTTAATCGCATGGTGGACTACAACGCGGTGACGCGCTCGGTGGAGACACCGGCGGGCGGCATCCCGGCATGCCGTGCGGTCTCGCAGTCTACCGCGAGCGACATCGGCTGCCTGATCGGCGGCACCGTCAATGCCTTCGTCGGCATCACCATTCTCGATCCGACGATCATCACTGTGGTCGGCAGCGGTCTCGCTCCCGAAACCTATCCGCAATACTTCAACTGCGGCGTGCTGACCAAGGGCGAAATCTTCGCCACCGCCACGGTTGTCACCGCTGCGGGAGACCCGGTGCACTTCGGTGCCACCGACGGCGTGCTCACCAACACGGGCGCCATCGGTCCGATCCCCGGCGCGCGCTGGAAGCACTCACGTCCAGCCAACGAACTCAACGTCGTGCAACTGGGTATCCAGCGCTAAGCCTCGCAGCTTCGCGCCCCCGGAACGCCAAACCCTTCAGGAGTTAAAGAGATGAACTACCAGAGCATGTTTGCAAGGGACGCGCAGCAAGTCGCGTTCAACTACGTTGTCAATCAGACAACGGCCATCGAGAGTCAGGTGGTGCGCATCCAATATCCGGATGTGCAGTATCCAGACCTCGTGCCAGTCGATACCGCCACCGGCAATGAATGGGTTAAAAGTATAACTTATTTCAGCGCCGACATGATGGGTCGCGCGGATTGGTTTCACCACACGGCGCTCGATGTGCCGCTGGCTGAACTGAGCCGCGAGAAGTTCGAGCGCGGCATCGAGATGGCCGCCATCGGCTATCGCTATACGCTCGAAGAGGTCGCCTCGGCGATGAACACCCCCGGCCTCAACCTCACCGCAGACAAGGCGGCAGCATGCCGTCGTGCCTACGAGGAGTTCGTTGACAACCTCGCGCTGCGCGGCTCGGTCCCCAAAGCGATGCAGGGATTGATCAACTCATCGCTGGTGACGGCCACGACGGCGCCCGCAGACGGCACCGGCTCGGCCACCACCTTTGCCTCGAAGACCAATGATCAGGTCATACGCGATCTCAACTCGGCAATGATGGGTATCGCACAGGGCACCAACTGGCTGTACTACGCCGACACCATCCTGCTTCCACCGGCGGTGCTGGTCGGAATGGCCGGGCGGATGATCCCGTACTCCTCGATGACGCTGCTCGACTGGATCAAGCAGTACAACGTGCTCACGGTGCAGACCGGACGACCGATCACGCTGGCAGGCGTGCGCGGCCTTGAGACCGCTGGCCTCGGCGGCATCTCGCGCATGGTGGCCTATCGCCGCGATCCGCAGGTGCTCAAGATGTGGATTCCGATGCCGCACCGCTTCCTGCCGGTCTGGCAGCGCGGGCCGCTGGTGTTTGACGTTCCCGGCATCTTCCGCTTGGGTGGCGTCGAGATCAGGATGCCAGCCGCGATCCGCTACCTCGACGGCGTCTAAGAGATAGGCCGGTGCCTGTCTTCTGCTCTACCTCATTTCAACAGGAGAATCTTAACATGGCTAAGATCAAGAACGTCGGCGCTCAGCCGCGTGGCTTCATCACCGAGAGCGGCGAGCAGGTGATCCTGCAGCGCGGTGAAGAGCGAGAGTTCAACATGACCGAGGCAGACTTCAAACACCTGCAGCAGGCCATGGAGAATCATGGCGACCCGAAGCCTCTCGAAGTCTCCGGCAGTCACGGTGGTTCGGAAGGCAAGAAAAAGGAGGAGAAGCCGGAGGATGAGATGCCTGCGCAATCCACCGAGCCGCCGCCGCCCGCCTCAACTACGACGCCGGTAACCAACCCTAACCCGACGACAGCGCCGCATTCGGAAAAACGCGTCAAGGAAGAGCCGCGCGGCAGGCAGCAAGAAGAGCAGCCGAGGACGAACAACAGGCGAGAATAAACCCATGACATACCCTGTCATGCCGGGGCTGCGGACCATCAATCCGGCGATGCCACCAACCGTTGACGAATTTCGGAAGGTCTTTCCGGAATTCGCCGACGTGTCGGATGAGCAGGTCCAGTTTTATCTTGATCAGGGCATGCTGTGGATTGACACCTACTGGGAGCCAATCGACGCCAAGCTCGGTGCGATGTATGCGGCTGCGCATTTTCTCAC